TGCTAATAAAGAATTTAGATTATACCCCTAAAGAAATGAATATTGTCGACCAGTTGTATCTTGATATGGCTAGTGGAAAGTGGGGAGAAACATTACGCAATGAAAAATTTCAACAAGAAAATCTTTGACCGATATTATTAATAGACAGGTGTATTTTGGGGTAAATGAGGAGATACTATGCCAGCATGTAGAAGTAGTGGAAAATTAACAGCAGATACTTTAGTATTAACAGGAAGTGCTAGAGTTGCTAGTTTCTTTGTACAAGAGTCTGGTGGCAGCACAGCAGAGATTGCAATATATGATAATACTGCGGCAAGCGGTGCTGAAATAGCAAGAGTAGGGTTGACTTCTGGTGATAAGATAGATGTAGATTTACATGGTGTTATGGTTACTAATGGTATTTACTTCAAAAAAGTTAGTGGAGCAGTTAATATGTTCATTAACTTTTACTGAGAGGTGTATAAGATGGCAGCAATGGACAAAGACACAAGGCTTGTAATGACGATATTGTTTGTAGGAGCGGTATCTGGAACGAATGTATATTTTTATAGTGCGTATGGTGCAGAATTACCATTTACAAATTTTGCACATGCAGTGCTATTTGGATTTTTAACAGTTGGAGGAATCATGGGATTAAAAGCATGTTTTGATTTAGCAGTTAATGATAGAATGGAACTATGGTTATTAGACCGTAAGATTAAAGTTTATTGGGAAAAGAAACAAAGAGAAACCCAACAAAAACAAAAGATTAGAGAGTCTATGAATAATTATGGAGTAAACTATGTACCTCCACAAAAACAAGTTAATCAAGATAATGAGGTTCCAAACACATTCCTAGCATCAATAGAGCAGTAGGTGTGTTAGATGCCTTTTCTCCCATCAATTACAGGCAACGAACAAGTAGCCTATGATATGAGTAGGGCGCATTCTGCTGATTTATTTTTTATCAAGATGAGAGCATGGTTTTGGGGAGTAACTGCTAGTGTTGCTACTTTCTTATTAGGTCATATGATTGGTGTACTTGGTATTAATTTATATGAAATGGTGTGGGGTTGGTTCGGTGGTCATTAATGTCATTAATGGCTGGATTTGCTGTAGTTGCTGCTGATATTGCTTTAGGAATATATCATAAATTAAACACTATACCTTTTGGTGTATATGGTGCTACAAGAGTTGGTAAAACAACATTACACAATCAATTAAGAACAAGAGGCGAAGTTGCCGATATTAAAAAGAGAACAGTTGGTTTACAAAGAGCCACTAGAAAATCTGTTAAGATAGATGGTGATGCTAGAACTTTAAAAACTGCCGATATAGGTGGGGAATCAAAGTATTGGGATTTATGGAAAAAAGATATGAAAGAAAGAAAAGTAGATTATATTATTTTCATGATTGATGATAGACATTTAGAACAAACTTACAATTTAGAAAACCAATTGGCTTGGTCTTATCTTGTAGATTTAGTTTGTGACGATTACTGGTATATAGGCAAAAAACGTAAAAAGAAAAAACAATTCCCTAAAGCAGTAGGTTTGTGGGCAAACAAATATGATAAGTGGGGGAAAAAACATAATCATGAAGGGCCAATAGAAGACCACCCTATATTTCAGTCATTTAAATACGGTATGCAGCGATTACATGATAAAGGAATACCTACTCACAAGTACATCGTGAGCGCAAAGTCCGACCCAGAAATGGTATATCGTGGAGTAATGACAATGATAAAAGACTATTGAGATGATGAAAATGATGCAGGGAAATTATAATGCAGGAATAATAGGGAGTAGTTCACCGCATAGTCCATTTGACAAACCTAGCAAAATCGCAAGATTAGCAGGGCCGATGATGGAATACAGATTTGAAAATACAGCCCCCAAAAAAAAATTAAAAGAATTGAGAAAAGTTTTGTTACCAGAAAAAAGAAAATTTTTGCTTTTCAAGTTTGGCTACAAGTATAACATTCGTAATAGGTGTCTGGTTTGTGGTTCATGGCATGAGTGGGATGCATCTGACCCATTAAGGGCTGGTATCATATTATCAGAAGTAACTAAAGGACGACCACTACAAGGAACATATTGTCCTAGACATGCTAACATGTATAAACAATTTGAAATGCTTCAAGATGAAGTTTTGGCTGATAAACATGGTTTAGAATTTAAAAGATATATTCCTAAGCCGAGAATCCCAATGCTATCACAAGGGCCACTGACTGACCTAAATCAAGCACAAGTTTCAAGTCTAATAGCAGCAGGGTGGTTAATAGAGCCGCCAAAAGGTACGAGGGAGATTCCGAAAGAACAATACGTTAGATTAATGTCGGAGATACAAGGCAAACTAAAACAAATAGAAAATTTAGTAGGAGTGATAGACAATGGTGAGAAGTAGTACATTAAATACAGCATTACAAGGTCAACAGACAAATACCTTCAAAGCAATGAATAATTTATTAACATTGCAAGACAATCATGTAGAAGAATTTTTGCAATATCATGGCCATGAGTTTTTTTTAGGCATTGAGAAATTTTTAGAGGATATTGTAGAAAGAGTTATGAGTAAAATGTTATCTAAAATAGAATTTACAGTAGATAATGCAAGTGGCACAATGAGGCTAAATGAATATTGTCTAAATGAATATGAACGGATTACACAAGAAAATATTGAATTAGATATTCAAGCCATCCTTGCTGCTTCTCTAAACATGGAAGTAGTAAATCAAAGAAGGTTAGCAAAAAACAGTTATTTAGAATCTCAAGGATTTAACCCACAAAGTCCTGCCTCGCCAGCAGGTCAAGGTATGCCCGCAAATAACGGGATGATGCAAGGCCAAATAAACGGCCAACCGATGGGTGGACAAATCAATCAGCAATTGGCTATGCAACAAAATAACACAAGTGGTTATCCTGTACCGCCAGCAGGTTATGACAACTATGGTAATCCATACTGGTTAGACCCTAACACTGGACAGGTATCATATACTGCCCCATCTAGTGGATTAGGTATTGGTCGTGCGGCTATGCAAGGAATTGGTAAAGCGGCTGCATGGGCCAAGTGGTTAGCATGAGTGATACAAAAATCAAAATGCCTTTTCCCGACAAAGGGGATTTCGCTGAAAGTAATTTAAATGTGGATGATATTAAAGAACATCTTTTAGATTGGCTCATAGGATGTTATGACAAGGGAGAAATTATTTGCAATTTATTACCTGCTTATATGGCTGACATTGAAGAAAGATTTTCAGAAAAAGAAAATCCTAATTTAGAACGAACCAAAGAATATCTAAAAGAAGCGTTTACAAAATTAGAAAATGAAAGAATAGATACAGCAGTGCAAAAAAGAACTGAATCAAATGAGGATGGTAAAAAGAAATTAAATTTAGATATTAATTTTGTAGACGAGGCATTAAAGGATTGGACATTTAAAAATATAAATACTCCAAAGTCAGAATTCACAGGTCTTAGGACTCGATTAACAGAAACGTTCTTAGAAAGAACACCTATGGATTTTAGAATAAAACGAGAAGAAAGCCTATGGAGAAAAATGGAATATCAAAATTCTAATGTACAATTTAAAGATAATATTTTTTCTTATACTGCGTTACCAGAACCATCTACTAAAACATTTTTACAGGAACAATTAAAAGAAATGCTAGGTAAAGAATTCCCTATAAAGTGGGGTAGAAGTTATAAAGAACCACAAGAATTAGCCTCTGTTAAATTTGATAGTAGAAAAGGATTTGCAAAAAAAATAAAAGAGCAATTGCAAGGTGAAGATAGTAAGGCAAAAAAACGAAAAATTTTAGAGGCTTTTTTTGATGGTGTTGATTGGTTTAATGAATTAGAAGATAAGTTTTGGAAGGATAAAGTTGGCACTGTAAGTAATTCTGATTACTTATTAAACCCGTTCATAATTTTTACTTATGATATAAAAATAGAAATTAAAGAAAATGACTTATTAGGTAAAGCAACAATCAAAGCAATTCCTCTAGAAGAATTAGTAACTTACCAGCCAACTAGAGGAGAAACAAGAAGAGAGCCTACTATAGAAGAATTGCTTTCTCCAGATAAACCTTCTTCGTTAGATAATGTGGGGAGAGATATAAAAACTGATGATTTACAAATCAAAAATGATTTGTGGAAACATTTAAAAAATAATATGGAATCATTAAAGCGATACATTGAGGAGGCCACTGCATGAAATACATATCACCATCTGATAGGACAGCAATAGCCCCTAATTATAATAATGGAGATGGCTATTATACAACAGATACTCTCATAGCAGCAATGTTACAAATACCTGCTTTCAGTTCTTCAACTAATCCTACCTCAGCAGAAGTAGGTACGATAATAAGAAATGTAGAAGATAGGATAGATAGTATCACAGGAACATCTTGGCGACCTATAATTTATAGAGATGAGTACCACAACTTTTCATTCACAAGTAATGTAGTTGCAATACCTACTGATTTTGTAGATTATGTAGGGTTTGTTCAGTTAGATAATCCACACATTCGTAAACTCATAAGGTTAGAAATCTACGAAGGAAACAATTATTTGGATTTAGCATCTGCTACTGCCACAGTTAACTTTGATGATTTTACTGCTATTCAAAGTAATACTACACAAATCAATCTTAAATTACCTAATGGTGGTTTAGTGTTTAATTTATTAGCAGGAACTACTGATTCTAGATTTGATTCAACTTATGGTAATCAAACTGCGGCAGAAGAACTTGTAGCACTAATCAATGAAACATTCCCTGCTAACACATCTACACTAACTGGTGCAACTCAAGCAAAAGCACAAACTGATAGTACAGGTGCTAAACAAGTATCAGACTTTTTCTATGCAACATTAGATTCTGAAAATAATAATAAAGTAGTAATATCGTCTTTATTACCTAGTGATGATGGGGCTAATTGTTTAATTTATCTTAATGGTAGTTCATCTACTTTGAACGCACATGGTATAACTGTTACAGGATTTACAGATAAAGAAGAGTTAGGTAGATTGAGTAACTTCTGGACAATAGGGCATGAAGGCAGAATCTTCTTTAGAAAAAAGTTCCCATTTTCATTATCTAATTCAATAAGAGTAACTTATATCGCAGGTAATCAAAGAGTGCCAGCAAGTATTGCAGAAGCCGCTACAAAATTAGCGTGTTGTGAAATATTGCGTCATGATGATTCAACAGTGTTGATTGGTGAAAGTGGTAATCAAATTACTCCTAGAGAAAAATATGATTTATTAACTTTAGAAGCAAATGAAACATTGAATGCATACAAGAGTACGGTGGTGTTGGTAGATTGAAGTCTTTGAAACAATACATGAAAGATGTACAAGATTTAGAGGCTATGTTTGCTGAGGCAGGGTTTGGCGCATTTGCTAGAAGATTAAGTCAAGAAGATATACTATCTGAGGCGTTAGATTTATGGGCTAAAGATGCAAGAAAATTAAAGTGATATTATGGATGAAGTAACCTATGTTGTTGAGTTGTTAAAAGGTACTAATATTGCTACTAGCCAATATGGTGGAACTAATACATGGGCAGGTTCAATTTCTTCATTATCTATACCTGCTGCACATCAAGTAACTCCAACAATTATAGACATTCGCAACATGACAAAAAACAAAGGTAGGGCTTATGATTTATCTACTGCGGCTGCTGGAGAATCTTCTTCTGACCTCATAGTAGTTTTTGAGGATTCTCAGACAATAAATTATCCTACAGTAGCCTATGATATTAGGAATGAAATCTACACATTAACATTACATATTCGCACAATACAAGACGATAGAGGGGCAAGTGATGCCAATTTTGCTAGAGATAGACTAGAAAATTTGTATAAAATTGTCCGTCATAGACTTGAGGCGAATCGCAAAGGAGCGAAGGTGACAGTTAGTGGAGATTCTAATTCTTTCGACCTTATATATTTAAGGGGTAGAACGGAGTCGAATGACCGAGCCAAAAGGCTGTTTGGGTACAAAGTTCAGATAGAATTACAAAAGTATGCAGTGGCCTTACCGTAAGTAAGTAAGTAGGTGAAAAAAAAATGGTAACGAATAGTGAAGTATGGATGGGGTCTGGTGCATCAGTAACATTAGTCCCAGAGAGTGATTTATTTTTAGGATTTAAAGACGGGGCATTTAGCAGTTCAACCACGTCCACAGATAAAACTAGAGGACAATATGAACTTGATTTAGCCGACCTTAAATCTCAATTTAATAACAGTGGAGTAGCATTTACTGATAAATATTTGTTAACAGATAGTGTCTATAGTGGTTGTATTGCTGATTTTATTAAAGATGATGGAACTCTCGTACACAGTAGAGTTATTTCTGGTAACAGTTATAATAAACTTTATTTCAATGAAGAATACCATAGTGGAACTGGTGATAATACTTATATCATTATAAGAAAGTTTGGTGCGCCAGTTTTCGGCCCTAAAACAAATGATGATGGTGGTCAAGCCCAACCTACATTGCTCGCAGATAATTGGTTAGGAATAGTAAACACTATTACTTTCCCTAATCCAGAAATAGAAGTATTACAAAAGAATCTTGCTCTTGGAGGAAGTAGAAATTTTACTTTCCAATTTAAAGGAATGGAAAACGCAGCAGGAGGGGCCTTTGAAGTTAGTGCTAATCAAGGAACATGGTTGTATTATGCGTTAGGTAAATGTACTAATATAAATGCTACATTTACAGGAGTTGATAACTATACTGATATGTTTGTTACAACAACCACCACTGGATTTTATTTAGATGATGGTTCTAGTGGAAATAATTCTGGGATGTTAGAACAAGGCCCGTTCTTTTACCGAAGTGTTGACAATGTTTCATGTCCACCAGCAATACCTTCTGATTTAGGGATAACTGCGGAAGCACATGTAGCAAGTGCAACTGAAACTTTAGAACTACTAACACATTCAACTGTTGGAGCAGATGGTGAAATAGATAATGCAATCACCTATACTTTTGGAGAAGCCAATGGTAGTGAATTGCCTTCCTTTACATTAGAACATGTAATCAACAAAGGTTCACCTACACAATCAATGTTATCAGACGGTACAAACCAAAGTTACTCGACTACTGCTAATGATGGGACATCAAAAACATTAACAGTAAGTGATGAAGTTTTTACAAGAATAGCAACAGGTAATACAGTCAATACTTTAACTTTAATGGCTAATGAAGGTGAAGAACTTAAAATGAGCATGGATTTAATGACAAAGCAAATTATAAAACCACAAGGTAATGATACATCTTCTGTCGCTGCGGCTTATTTAGCAAGAAGAGGAGTAACAGATGATAGGAGTTTAATCAACTTTGGCTCTGGTGCTGGTGGAGCAAATGCTAGTGTAGAAGAGTTCCTAAAACCATTCTTTTTCCATGATGGTAGTTTAAGCATATTCGGCCAACAGTTTTTGAAAATATCAAACTTTACATTAACAATAAACAATAACTTACAAGAAAAAAGATTTGTCGGTAATTATAAGAAAGGTTCAAAATCAATTTTACCAGCACAAAGAATGTATGAGATTACATTAAGTGGTTTAGTTACAGATTCATTATTGTTTGACCAATTATTAAATGATGCAGAAAATCCAAGCACTAGCGCACAAATGATTGAGTTACTTTTTACAAAAGAAAATGGTGAAAACATTACATTGAAATTCACAGATTATTTTATTAGTGCGGCTAACTTCCCAATACCAGAAGATAACAGTCCTTTCATTGTAGATGCTACAATTATGCCTAGAACTTTGAATTCATGCACAGTGAAAACACACTGGGTATTACAAGGGTGATTTAGATGGAAAAAACAATTAATTTAAAATCTCATCGTAGAGAAGCAATTCCTAAATTAAGAGTATTAGAGGCTAAGAAAAATCCTCCTAAGCCAAAGAAACAACGCAAGTCTAGAAAGAAAAAAGAAGAAACAGTAGTTGAAGAAAATGAGTGAATGGTTTGATATTCTTAAGCAACGAGGTAAGCAACAAGGTACGTTGGACGTAGGGCTTCCTATTGCTCAACCAGCCAATCCTCAAACTCGAAGAAGACGAGGCCCACCGACAGCAGCAGAGAGACAACGAATGCAACAACGGCAACAACAACCTCAAGGAAAGCCCACACCACAACAAGCAGTACAAGGGAGAGCAGATGCAATAACTCTCAAACCAGAACAAGGTAATGAACTTCAAGCACAAGCAAAAGCAAACCCACACCCTCAATTTAGAAATTTAAGTAGAGAAGAAGTAACATACCTTCAACAATCTGGTATGACTCCAGCGCAAATTAGGAATATAAATAATCAAGCCTCATCTCAAAATCAAGTACCATTCGGTGCAGCAGGACAAAGTTATAGGAGTCAGTTAGCAGCAGGAGCAGGTAAATTAGCATTAAGAGGGGTAAAAGGTGGTTTAGGTGCTTTACGTAGTGCGGCAGGATATGGCAAACAAAGATTAGGGCAAATGGTAACACCTAGTCCCAATCAACCAAGAGGCGCACAAACAAATGTCCCATCACCCACTCAAGCAAATGTGGCTGCTCGACCAGACCCACAAGTTATTCAAGATTTAAATAATCAGATACAACAAATGAAAGCGGAAGTTGCTGGTAATCCTGCTGCACGACCAAGACTTGAAGCATTAGAAGCACAATTACAAGCAGAACAAAACAAAGGTAAACTACATGGTAGAGACATTAAACGACCAGTAGCAGGTACACCACCAGCAGGAACAAGAACAGGCCCACCACCTGCTAACCCACCACCTGCTGGCCCACAACAAAAACAACCTTTCACTAAATCAGAATGGTTCAATGTATTATATTCACACCAAACAATGTAAGTAAGTAAAAGGTGAAAAAAATGGAAAAAATAGTAACAAACAAGTCAGCATTATTTGCTGGCCAAGCAAGAGAGCATTATATCCGAGTCGCCCCCGATTCGGACGAATATCTGAAGGTATGGGTAAAAGAGCCAACATGGTTACAAGTAGAACAAGCCATGAACTCTGTTATGAAATTAGATGCCAAAACAGGTGAAATGAATTTAGACCTTAACGCAATGTATAAGTTTATGGTCGAAAATTTCATAGAAAAAACTGAACCAGAATTATCAAAGATAGACTATATAAGATTAAGTCCTTATATCGGAAATCAATTAAAAGAAATACTCCCTAATCCTATGCAAGATATGATACAGGGGGATGACCAAAAAAACGAGTAATCAAACAGGCTTTACAAGGAAGACCTGTTGATGCTAGGCTGTCATCCAGAATAATGGTATATACTCTTGCAAAAGGATTGGGGATAAGCCCCCTTGAGGTGTACAAGATGCCATCAGAACTCTTTATGGATATGCTACTCATCCACACAAATGTCGAAGCGATGAAAGCGAAAGAAATAGACAAGGCGGTGAAGAAATCTGGCATTAGATAGGGACGCAATAAGTGGCTTGAGAGATGGCCTTAGAGAAGTAGAGTCTGCGGCACAAGATGCTAGAAAAGGACTTGCTGGTTTTGGTGAAGGCACATTATATCAAGGGATGATGAGGTTAGGTGGCCCCATCGGAAACGCTATGTTTAGACTTAAAGGTTTAACAGATACCGTTGCGTTTTTTATGGGAAAAACAAAAGAAAATAATAAAGTTCAAGAAAAACAAGTCAAAACACTCAAAGAAAGTGCTGCTATTTTAAAAGTATTATATGGTAGACAACACGCTTTAAGAATGATTGCGTTAGAAGAAAACAAAGCACAAAAAGAAAAATTAGAATTACTTGCAAAAGAAGTAGGTGGTAAAGGTAAATTATTCAAAACGTATAAAGAAGAGATGAAGTTTTTAGAAAAGAGATACATCAGACTTAGAGAGACTGGGCAACTAGAAAAAGCAGGAAAGGTTCTTAGTCGAATGAAAAAGACTACAGACACAGCAAGAGAAGTAGGGCTTATCAATGAAGAAGGAAAAGCAAATTTTGGATATATTAAAACTCCATTTCAAAAAATACAACAAAGGGCAGCAGAAATAAATATAAAAGTAGCCACACTTCAAAAAAGAGCATTTAACTTTTTAGCCAGTCTACCTTCTAGGACAGTAAGTTTAGTTTTTAGAGGGTTAGCAAAATTAGTTATTGTGGGATTAATTGGATTTGGATTAATTGTTGCAGCAATTTATCTGTTTAGAAAACCATTGATGGAGGCATTTAAAGATACTGCTAAATTAAAAAGGAGAGTTGAAAAATTAAAAAATACATTAATAGAATTTTATGATTCTTATTTAAAACCAGTAGTAGAAGCAGGTGTTAAGTTATTCAAAGCATTATCAGACCCAACAAAAACTTTTAACGAAGTATTAAGTATATTTGGTGATTTTGTTCTAACAGGATTGGCAAATTTAGTCGCTTTTGCTATAAACGAGATAATACCTAGACTTGCTGATTTTTTACCAAAGATATTTGCGTTTTTAATAGAAGGACTTTCAAGATTTATTAAGTGGTTTAGTACATTTGACTTTAGTGCCTTCTTTGAAAAAGTAAAAGTTAGATTTGCTGCCTCTTTGCAAGAAGCAGGTTTAAGTAAAAATAGTGCTGGTTACAAAAATGCAATGGCTGCTTTTGCGTCAATTATGACTATAGCCAGAATCATATTAGGTCTTTCTCAAGTAGTAATAGGCATCACCCAAATATTGTTTGGTATCGGTAAAGGTATAGGTTCTGTTTTCTTAGCCCTCACAGGTCAATTCGGAGCAGCAAAAGAGGGATTGGTAAGTTCTGGTATGTCATATGTAGCAGCAGGGGAATCAATAGGGAGCGGAATAAGTAATATTGTGGGGCTGGCCACAGGTGGAACAGTAACTAAATCTGGTGCATTCTTGGTTGGTGAACGTGGGCCAGAGATAGTCAATTTACCCAAGGGTTCTGCTGTTACACCTAATGGTGGCGGTAATACAATTAATGTTCATGTCAATGGCCGTCTTGGTGCAAGTGAAAATGAACTTAGAGATATTGCTAGGAGAGTAGGGCAAATGGTAAGTAGAGAAATGAATAGGAGTACAAGTACGGGAGTGAGATTATGAGTTTTGCAAGCCCAAATACAGGATTAAGTGGCCATCATGTTTTTTTACAATTGGCTAATAGAGAACCAACACAATTATTAGATAGCGATGTAATATCTGCTACTGGTGCTTCTATGCAAAATAGAATAGCATTAAAGGCAGAAAATATTAACATAACAACTACAAAACAAGTTCCGTCTTTTCCTATACCTTTTTCTGGTATATCAAAAGGTGAATCTACAAACTTAGGTATAGATTTAGGTATGACGCAAAAAAGTATTTCTATTGATGGAGTTATTACCAATCAAAGTATTCAAAAAGCATATCCTTTGAATGCTATAGATGGCGCAGGAGCATTAAGTGATACTACTCTAGACAGAACATCTAGTACTTATAGTGGGACTTCACCGAATGAATTTAGCCAATCTAATGGGTTTGATGTTATTGATGTAGAGATGACAGCACACGAAGTTGCTCAAATGATTCATTCTTATGTTGATTCTTCTATTGTTCAAAGACAACAAAATCTTAACGAGTTGATTATTTTATATCCATCATTTGTTTCTAAATATTGGCTGTATCATAATGACACTATAGCAACAGCAGCAACTAGAAATGTAGACAGTGCAAAGATGGTTCCTTTTAATTTTGGTTCAAGACACAAAGGTAAAAACCATAAATTAGATAACGATTTTACTATAGGTCATTCTCCTTACCCAGACCCATTTAGTTCATCCAGTGATAGTCCAGCAGAAGGAATAAAAGGATTCATTAGAAATTTTGGAACTACATTAGTTGGTGGGCAACCACACGTTGAATTTAATTTAGAATTTGAGGTAGCAACTGTTCCTCTTGGGTGATTACTATGCCTATGAATATGTACGTGTCTAATAGGAAAGCACTAGTCTTTCCTGTAATGTGCAACGGACATATAAAAATTCCACAAGTTTCTGGAGAAGGCTATGGTTTATTTGGACACGAAGGTAGTTTTACAATTGAAACTATTATTACCCCATATGAAATAAATGGGTGGGGTTTTGATTTTGAATTACAATCTAGTGGTATCAACTCTCCAGTAGGTGATGCTGGAGTTCTATCAAGCAGAAGAACAATGCCCTCTAATTGTGATGGCACTCCCCGTAATTTTGAAGACTTTGTATATTCTCCTTCTCATGCTGGCACTGGGACAATACAAGTAGGTGGGGTTGAACTACGTTATCTTCAAGAAATGACATTATTTTACAATGGAAATGTTAGTCTGAGTTTAGTTAACAATACAAACCATAATACAAATCAACCCGCAGAATATCAAGTGAAATTTCAAGTTCATAATAACGGCACTACTAAATCATTAACAACCTCAAATAATGTTATATCTGCCAATACTTACCATACAGGAACATCGACACAAAGAGAATATCCAACTACAACATATAATGATAATGCCTATGAGGGGGATAATAGAGCAAGATACAGAAAAACAGGAACTACTGTAAACGGGGCTACATCAAGTGCTGCTAATTTTACTGCCACTACACAATATAGAGTTTACAAAGGTCAAAGATTATACACTTTGAGTGGGACTACATTTACTTCTATTGGCACTGTAACTGGTATAAGCGGCACTACTATTACTATGAGCCAATCTAATTCATTATCTGATGGAGCAGTTCTTTATACTGATGCTTACAAAGAAGCATTTTACATGTTTAACTCTTATCACATAGCAGCAGTTTACAATGACCTTACTAAGCATTTATCTATTTATGTAAATGGAGAACTAAAAGAATCTGGGAACATAGATGTTGTTGGTGCATTTACTTTTGAGCAAGCAGATAGTTACATTGGTCAAGTCCCTGCAAGTGGATTAGGTAATCTTAACAATACCATTGGCCCAACTGGTTATCAATTTGGGACACCTACACAATTTATGGGGGAGTTGCACGAGTTTGCTATATTATCAGATGCTAAAAGTAATTTTGATACATTAGAGACTTTGGCCCCTAGTTTTAGGTCAACACTATTATATTATAGGTTTGAGGAGGCGAACTTGTAATGTCATTAGATTTTTTTGTCATGGGAACAGGTTCTACTCCTATGTCTACACCGACAGGAACTACCATTCAATCCTCTGTTCCTACTAATCCTCTTTTGAAAACTGCTGCTGGAGCGGGAACATTTAACGATGCAACATATAAACTGGTTTGTTATGAAATTTATAATACTCCAACCAATCCAACTGGTGCTGGCAATACAAGTAGCGTATATGGGGTGTCTTATTCAGATGGCTCAACAGATACTACTTTATCTGCTGTAGTGAACAGATTATATCCAAATACTGATACTGGTGTATTAGTAGATGGGGCAATAAGTGCAGATTCTCAAGGATATGTAGATGTTGATACAATAGACCCTAATCTAGTATTTAAATTAGGAGATAGCATTTTTGACGATACTGGCGCATTAGTTGGCACAGTAAGAAATATAGTAACTATTTCTGGTGGACATAGAATATATTTTGATGATGGTTCTGGTGGGGCTACAAATAATTTAGTGGCGTTAGCAGATAATGAAAATTTGAGAAGAACTAGTACAGTGGATGTTCATTCTGATTATTTATCTAATTTAAGTAGAACAGAATCATATAGACTTCATGTATTTGATAAACAAGAAGTATTAGGACAAGAATTATCAGCAGTTAATTCTGGGATGTCGACAAATGATTATTTTGTTATACTTCACGCAGATGATGAAAACTTACACCATATGGCAAAAATTACTTCTGTTAATTCAGAAGAAAGCGATACAAGCATCTACTCTTATCTTGAATTCGACCCTCCTATGCCTACAGACGTTCCCAAAGGGACAAAGTTTGCAATTTATAAAGGGCCACTAAAAACAAGAACAGATGTAGTGGCAGTTGCTTATGGTTTACTACATGGCACTGCTAGTTTTGATACTGATGATGATGGTTCAGATGACCTTACCATTCAAAAACATATAGAATATTGTTATGTTAGTTCTCCTAAATTTTATTTTTACAATGATAGGGTAGATAATAAGAATCAATTAAATAATAATACAAAGTATGGAATAAGAAGAACTATCAATAGACATGATGGTTCTACTTATAATAATACAATGTATCACGATTTAAGTATATTTTCTACTGAATCCGAATATGGTAATTTTGTTTCAGACACAGGTAGATTTAATCATCATGGATTATTAGTAGACAATCTTAGAGCGGCAGATGAGCCGACTTTTGCAGTAACAGGTAGTGGAGGGACAGGTGGTACTGGTTTTGCTAGTAGTGGCCAACCAACGCAATACAGAAGATATTTAGATGATAATGGTGGAGATGGAACTCCTTTTGGTACAACTGCTGGTGATTACAATCAAAGTTTTTCTGCAATCATAAACCTTTGGTCAAATATGTTTCTTAATATCAATAGAGAGAGAAGTGGAAAAAAGGGCCATTTTCTAACTGATGGCCCGTTACGATATTTACATTACGATGACAGTCCAATAAAAAATGAAAAAATACCTAGAGTTTCTGATGTCAAATTATCTAATTCTATAACCTCTGCTGGTTCATATGCAGAAATAGAAATTTTAGATGCACATAATATTATGGCTAAAAAGATAAATGCAAATGACCCCATAGAACTTAAACAAGTCGTTGCATCTGGTAATATTAGTTATTTAGAAATGTCTAGGTTATTTGGTACAATTACTTCACAGTCCTCTGGAGATACTATTCTCGTTTTTGATGATTTAGAAGAAGGTCAAGATTTAAGGACACTTCTAGTATCTGGTAGTTCTTTTGAAACTATTAGAATAAATACTAACCGTTACAAAATAAGTGCGGTTGGTGCGCCATCTAACGGCTCACAACAAGTTACTATTTCACATTATAGAGAATCAGATGAGTCTGGGTTTTCTTCTGGTGGGCTTAGGGAAAATTTAACTTCTGCTAAAGCATTTAGAAGAACTTGGTCAAAACTAACTTCTACTCTTATGGTAGATTTTCCAATAGATACTGAGATAACTTATGATTCTTTACCTATGTCTGCCGATATAGTTATTGGGACTGATACTCTTTCATACAATAGTACAGCACTTACATCTTTTGCAGAATCTAGAATCAACGGGTTAGAATTGACATTGGCTGGAGATGATAGTTTATCTGGTCAAACCATAAAAATAAAATATGGAGATTCTAAAAATCAATACGTAAAAATACAAGATTTTGATAGAGATTTTTCACCCACTACTGGATTAACTACTAATGGTATAACTCAAGCATACTTTCCAATTGATACTTTAACAAATGTTGCTGGAAGTACTACACATCAAGCATCTGTAAATCTAGTAGATACTAATAAGAAAACTGGTTCTATTCTAGATTATTTTGCTGGTGCGTATATTGTAGAAAAAGTAATGTTCAAAGGTAGTGTAGAAACAATAGAAGAAAAAATACAATTTGGAATGCACAAACTTATGATTACTGGTAGAAGTGATGTATCTAAATTGTTAGGGCCAGTGCTTAATAAAAATTATACTTTTTCAGAGGATTGGGTTTACTCTACACTTGGGCCATATTATGAAATTCAAGATACTGGGACTGCGTTAACTAATGATTCTGATGGTGAAATTTTTATTGGTGATACATCATTTACTGTAAGTGATGGTAGCGTATTAAGTACAGGAGATTTAGTATTTACTAGCAGTGCTGGAGATTATAATTTTATAGGGGTAGTTTCTAATATTTCTAGTAATACAATAACTTTAGATGATGGTTCAGTCGCATACAGTGCAAGAAATCAAACCTTGTATAAATCATCTATCAACATATATAATTCAAATCATACTAATAGTGTTTATTTTGGAAAGGCAATTCAATCTCATCCTACACTAACAAATACTCCAACTTCTTTAAAAGGAGCGTCTAATAAAGGATTTTTCTTTACTAGTGGTAAAAAATTAACATTTTCATCAAGTTCTAACTTAGTCACATCTAAAGAAGGTAAACTATTGGCTAATACTAGTGATGATTCTGACGGTAGGGCTAGAGGATATTACTTAGATAACGTTAGAGATATTGGTGATACTGATGTTGGTTTTTTTGCTAATGCTAGAAATAAAGCAGTAAACACAATTAATTCTCTTTCTCATTATAATATAGTAAGTATTGAAAGTGGTGAAGGTGAAGCAATAATTGAACTCGCCCCTAATTGTCCTGCTATTTTAGCAAGAGTTGATAGAAATGTAGAAGATGTTAGGTTTGAAACAGTGACGGTAACTACTACACAAATAGATGCTGCTAGTGATGACGATAATTCTCAAACTTATTTTGATGGTTCAACTTACAGTGCAGGTCATAGAAATGAAATTACTGTAGATACGGGAAGTGCTAATACAAACATAGGTGAAGGCAATCCTATTTACAAAAGTGATGGTACTTTTGTTGGAATCGTTTACAAGATTAGAGCAAGGGCTGGCGCACAAACCCCGACAGAATGGGATATTTTGTTAGAGTCTAAACTTCCAGATGGGGTTAGTTTAGCAGAAAATGAACAACTCTATGTTTCTACACAACACAATCATGGTTTATATTTTATAAACACTCAAGGGTTAAATGATGGTGGCATATTACAAGCAGTTAATCCAGTCTTAGGTAACAGTAGAAAACCATTAATAAATGGGGCAGTCAATTATGCCGAATGGACTACATCTTTAACCATAACTGTAACTGGAACTAATTTTAGATTTGGTAAGCCAATATATCGCTATGTTGATTTACAGAAATCTAAAAAAGGTGGTTTATATAGGGCAGCAAGAGATATTAGAATCGGTGAAAAATTCATAGAATATAATGGTAGAGATGTTGGTAATATTCATGCTTATGCTAGTTCATATAAATCTAGCCAAAGAATAAACGGAAGAACATCTGCTACCAATGATGTCCAAATGGGTGCAAAATTGTACCCTTATGATTATGATTATTATGATACTGCTTATAGTAATCAAAAGAAGATAGGTAGTTTAGAAACTAGAGGAGTCGGCCCAGTATATGGTAGTAATACTATATCCGAGCCAATAAGAAACGAAACCAAACAATTACTTGATAAACTCCCAAAATTAATGACAAGTTCAACTATGTCATACGGTACTCAATATTCTAATCTTGGTGGGCCTTGGGGATTTGAACAAGTTACTGCTGTTACTTCTACTGATAGTAAAACACTATCAGCCAGTAGTACTAGTGAATATAATCCATTAGAATTCTGGAGACATAATCCAGTAACACAAGGACAAACTGTATTAGATAAAATAGACCCAAAAGGAATAAGTTATCATATTTTCGCAGCAAGCGATTTATATCCAGAATCAATGTCTAGGCCAAATCATTTAGGTTTTTCTGCTAGAGATTTGACAGATTACAATCTAGTATTACACGATTCTGGAGCAAGAATCTCATCAGAAGTAACTCATGAAAATTATGTAGGTTCTATATCATCACATGAAATGACGGATGAATCTTTTGAAACTGTACCGATAACATCGTCCTCTATTACTGGGAATCAAATCAAAAGGTTTGGTTTAATGAGGTTGATAGATTTAACCTTTGATTGGCACTTTAATGTAGTTGACCCAGAATCTCCAATAAATGAAAGTGAAATCACTAATAGACAAAGATTTGATGATGCTGACACTTTAGCAGTTCCTAATTTTTTACCATTAAAAACATTAAACAATTTAGGATTAACTAATGGTAATTACGCTATTACTGGATGGGATAGTACAACTGTAGCAACAGTTACAAAAAATGGCAGCGCAGTTACCGCTTCACAAATTGATACTGATTTTAATGATAGCACTAATGATAGAGGGTGGCCATACATATATACCGACAGAGGTGAATTTTTAGGTAAAGTCGCTACAGATGGTTCAGCAACGTCATCTGCTGATAATAAATTAACATTTAGTGCGGCAGTGGAATTTCCCACAGGCTCAGATACCCAATATACTGGAAATATATTTTGTCTTAGATTTACAGATGATGCGGATTTTACAAATAACGCTGCATATTGGTTACCTAGATTGGGTGGCATAGGAACAGCAGATTCTATATTAGCCCATAAGGAAGGAAATGTAGCAACATTTAATGATATAACGCAAACTAAAGGGGCAATATTTTCTGGTAAATATGTTGGAGATACTAATTTTGCCTTAAAGAATTATGACATTGAACAAAATCCAACTGGAACAAATGCAGTGTTTAGCAAACCAGATAATTCAGTAACTTCTACAAATTCAGCATATTTCCCTCTATCACCAACTGAAACAGATACTTTGGTGGACGGGGCAATAACTGCTGGTGCTTCCGCAAGTATAACTGTAGATGGAACTTATGCTAATTGGAGTTTTAGCCCTAGAGATAAAGTGTATGATAATGCAGGGGCGCAAGTAGGTATTGTTCACAATGTTGGCACTGCAAATGTAGTGACTCCTACTAACATTACTTTAACTGGGGCAACAGAAGAAGACTTAGCAAATAATGAAAATTTAAAAAGAGGAAACGATGATACATTAGCATTATGTATGTTACCACCTATATTTAGGGCAACTACAGTTAACAATTATATGTTCATAAGTCCCGATTCTGCACCAGCAGGAACACAGGCAAATTACGCACAAGGAGATGTAGTTCATTCTTCTAAAATATTATATTATCTTAGCCAAGGTAGAAATATTTATCGTGGATTAAAAGGGGTTGTTTTAGATAGATTTACTATAGATAACGCAGATGAAGAAGGTGGACAATTAGCAACTGGTATGACTTTCCCAGTTTCAGATGCGTTGTATTCTGCTGTTGGTACTGGTATATTAAAAGAAAACAGAATATACTTAAAAATGTCAAGTAAAAAATTACGTTCTAATTCCGATGGTGCAAATGAGTTTCCTTCTGCCCCATATCTTCAATTCGCAGAAACTACTAATATTAGTAATGGTATTTCTAATCCAAAAATTAAAAGAGCATATGATAAAGATTTTGCTGCTGTAACATTTAATGCAGAAGAAAAACCAACCAATGTTGCAGATGGTGCTAAAATATTATTTAAACCATATTTGCATTTAGGCCAATATGCTCAATCTAATTTAGGGGTTAGTTTCGGTGCGCTCTCACAATTGACTCACAAACCAAGTGGATTAGATACATCATCTAATACTGGGTCGCAAGCAGTAATAACAATAAAAGAAGGAGATAATTCAGAAATGGATGATAACCATTGGCTTGCTTTTGCTCCTAATTTAACAGGGTATTATCTTGTATCTACAGAAGGATATTATCAAGGTAGAACTCAAGGAACCATAAACTCAGCAGATAGTACTAGAAGATACCCTATTGGTGGAACTTGGACTAATGCTGGAACTGGTGCTAATGATTCTCAATATTCTTTCATGGCCTCAGAAGAAGGATTGTTACCTAAACATATTATGCACGTAATTAGTCATAGCGTATCACAAGGCGCAGATACTAGAGAACATGTGTTGATTGTAGATAATGTCAACACTAGTACTCCATATATTTCTAATTATTATAAAGTAATGAAACCATCAGAAACATGTTTATGGCCAGATTCCCCATCTTCAATTAATCTATACACGCTAAGTTCCTCTACTACGAAAAGACCTTTTGATGATAAGATGTATGCAAGTGTCCCACATATTCAATTATGGAATGGAGAAAATGTAAGCGATAAAAGAGAGGTATTTGGATATAAAGAAGCAGTTCAATCTATGTATGTATTAGTTAATATGGATTCAACTAGTGATGATATTCATATTGTTCCGAGAGGAGTTACTAATATAAATTCAAGCCCTCCAACTTTCAATTACTTTACGACTATTTTTGGAGATGGGGGCAGTGGAAAAAGATTTGAAAGTGGTAAGTCTTATGACGTGTTATTAAATGACGGAGATGCGCAAGAAAGAAAACAAATGAGTGTATCTAAACCACCAGCAGGTTTGATGACGGCTTGTAACATAAATTTTGGTGAAAAAGTAAGTCAAAAAATGGCAGGTATAGTTTCTGTTGGGGAAATATTTACAGTAAAAACTCCATTACCTTCTAAAATAAGAAACCCAGTAAAAGCAAACATAGCCTCTACTGCCACTATTGCTATGGAAACAGAAGATATAGTAGAAGATATAATGAAAATTAACAATATTGATTTTACAGAATCAACTGTAGAATACCCATACTTTACTGGGCCAGAATTTACAGGAATAGATGTCTACAAAGCCATTCAATTTTTAACAGAATTTAAAGATAAAAGAATTACTATCACCTCAGAAGGAATAAAAATTAGACCAGATAATGCTAATTTAGATTATTCGGGTTATGGTATATCAGAAGAAACTAGTAATATTATAGATGTGTCTAAAGAACAATCACAATACGATTTCTATAATGAAGTAATAGTTTATGGTTCTGGGGTTAAATCTATTAGAAGATTAGGCGCAAGTATAAAAGAAGTTGGAAAGAAAACCTTTGAGGAAGTTGATGAAACTATAAGAACTCAAGAAGAAGCAGATGTTAAAGCAAATAAATTGTTAGACTTTTATGCCAAAAATAACTTTAGGATAACGATTAAAATATCTATGGTAGGGTTAGAGTATCTTAGAGTTGGAGATATAATTAGTTTAGATATTCCAAGTAGAGGAATTCCCGCAGATAGATATGTTGTACTAGAAATAAGGTATGATAATCTAGGTATAATGGAATTAGAAATAGGGGCTTACAATAAAGGGATTAGTGAAAGACTTGCTGAACTGATGGTTAAAAGTAAAAAGACTTTAGCCTTTTTAAGAGCAAGTAAATTTAAATCAGTCAATGACACAAACAACTTCTTTGACACTATGAAAATCAAAGGAGTAAGACTAGTTGCTACTAAAACAGGTGTGTTTAGTAGTCCATTTACCATTGGATTTAATTATGCAGTTAATGTAGCGACTAACAGCGTGGGATTCAACCCAAGTTTAGGTTCAGTAGAGACAAGCGTAATTTTAGATGAGGATTTAACATGATAACAGAAGATGCTAAGAAAAAAGTAAATTTATTTTTACAAACTTTTTTTACGACAGGTAATGTTGGGATAGGTGGAGATACTACTAACCCGAATGCAAACACATTGGATGTTCCAATTTTGACTGCAAATGAAACACTAACAATTACTAATACTGGTGATACTAGTACAGATTTCAAATTAACAGTAACAGGTAGTCAATTGGCTGCTAGTGCGATTAGAGAATTTGGTGTGTTCGGGGAGTTACCTCAAGATAATCAATTCGATGAGATGAGATTAGAAGGTGTTCAGATTACTGGAGAATCTAATACAGATGGTACAGAGGCAACAGTAGAAAGTATAATGTTGGCTAGATTTCCTTTTGATGCAATCGGCCCTTTTAATAATTCAGACCAAATAGATATTACTCTTTCAGTGGAGGTAGAATAATGACATTAATAGTTAACAATGACGGGGTAGGAATAAGTCAATTAGTAACACCAGCAAATACTGGTGATGAAACTGCAAGTCTGCAAATTAGAGATGGGCTAGATTTCCCACATTCTGGGGTTTTCAAAGCATTGTATTCTGCGGCTACAGGAAATTATGCATTAAAAAATGGTGCGGCTGGAAGTATGGGGTTCAACTTCACTTATGCTGGTGGAACATCCCCAACAGTTGAAGTTGCGGCAGGTAAGATATTTAGAGATGGAGAATATGTTTCAGTAAGCACTTTAAGCGCACATCCATTAACTAGACCAACTTCTGGTAACTTCTACCATCTAGTAGTAGTCAAAGCAGATAATTCAATGGATGTTAGAATATCAACATCAGTTGATGACATTCCAGAATTGACTGATGGTGACATTCCTATCGGTTTAGTTAAAGTTGCTCACGATGCCGATACTGCAACTGCAAGTTTACCAACACAGTTTTTTACATCACACAAAACAGATAATAATCTATCAATAGGTTATTTAGATTCAAATGCATATACTCCAGTAATGGATGTTTTTGGTGACGGAACAAGAACAGTATTTAAAAATAAAATAGCAAATGCGGATATTAGATTTATATTAGCAGATAATACAGCAGATGAAAAATTTGAAATTTTATCGGATGATGATTCTGATGGTGATGACGGTGACACAACTGTATTTTCTGTTGATGGGCTAGGTGCTACTTCTGTTGTAGGAACTTTGAATTTAGGCAGTGTTGTAAATGCTGGAACAGATACAGATAAATTTTTAGTTTTAGATGGTAGTGGGAATGTAGATTTTAGAACTGGTTCTGAAGTTGCTAGTGATATAGGTGCTAGTGGAGCGTCTTTAACTGGTTCAACTAATAATACAATAGTAACTGTTACTGGTTCAAACGCCATTGCTGGTGAAGACCATTTAACTTTTGATGGTTCAGATTTGAAATTGTTAGAAGATGTTAATGACGGAAACCCTAGTTTATCTATTGGTGGTGCTGATGCTGAAAAACTATTGATACAATCAGTATTTGATTCGGGCGCACAAACTTTAGATTTTGTTAAGTTTTCAACTGCGGCTGCTTCCTCCACTGCCAATAAGGGAAAATATATCTTTGATGTTGATGGAACAGATATAGTAACTATAGATGACGGTGGTATAGACTTAGCATCGGGTAAAACGTTTGCAATCAATGGGACTGATATAGTATCAAGTCCTATTACAGCATTAAATAATGCAACTGAAAATGAACTTGTTACTGTTGGCTCTACTACAACTGAGTTAGATGCTGAATCTAATTTAACTTTTGATGGAAGCACATTAGCAGTTACAGGTGCATTAACCACTACAACTACTGCAACAGTTGGAACTGATTTAACAGTTACAGGTGGAGATGTTGGTTTTGGAAATGGGCAAGATGCAACAGTAAGTGTAGCGGCAACAACTTCAACAACAGCAGGTAGAGACTTAACTATCTCTGCGGGTTCTACATCCACTAATGGTAATAACATAGATGGTGGGGATTTAATCTTAAAATCTGGTGGTGGAGATGGAACTGGAACATCTATAATGACATTCCATACCAAAGTAAGTGGAACAGATACAGCCGCAGAGAGAATGAGAATTCACACAGATGGTAATGTGGGCATTGGAACTAATGCTCCAACTACAGTATTAGAAGTTAAAGGAGATACAACCTTAGCGAGAACTGCTGATTTAAGTGACACTAGGACGCTTATCATTGAAGGTGCAAGGAACGCAACGGGAACAGATTATGCAAGAATAGATTTTAAAAATTATGATTCTCATGGGCCTACTTCTTATATTGGTGCTAGAATTTCTACTTTAAATGAACTAACAGGTGTTAATGATGGCACTCTGGCCTTTTCAACTAACAACGCAAATGCAGGAATAACAGAAAGAATGAGAATTACTGATGAAGGTAACGTTGGTATTGGAACTACTGCTCCTACTGCTCCTTTGCATATTCTTTCGGGTGGTTCGGGCGACCACTTATTAATAGAAGGAACTCTTGCTAGTGCGGCTACTTCCGCTCCTAATCTTGTATTATTTAGAGATGCAGATTCAGCAGCATCAGATATAGATGATAATGACCTTATAGGACAAATTGTATTTAGGGGAGAAAATGATGGAGTCAATAATAGTAATGTACCCCAAGAAGTAAATTATGCTACAATTGAAGCGGGAATGGATGATACATCAGATGATTCAGAAGACGGTCATATGACTTTTAATTTAATTGAGGCTGGAACTCTTAGCGAATATATTAGATTAAGAGCCGCTACAAGAGATGTAGTAATCAATGAGCAAGCGGATGATATAGACTTTAGATGTGAAGGTAGTTCTGATACTAATTTATTATTCGTTGATGCTTCTGCTGATAAAGTAGGCGTTGGACTTAATGCGCCTAAAACAAAGTTAACAGTTGAAGGTGCTTTTACATTAAAAGAACAAGCCGATGCTGATGCTGATACTGCGGCTTACGGTCAATTATGGGTTCATGATGATACACCTAATACATTATATTTTACAAATGATGCGGGTAATGATATACTATTATCAGAAGAAGTTTTCATAATTTCTTTATCAGATGAAACTACTGATTTAACAACTGGAAATGGTAAAGCAAGTTTCAATATGCCTTTCGCTATGACACTAACTGGTGTAAAAGCAACTGTTAATACTGCACCAGTAGGTTCAACTATTACAGTGGATATAAATGAAGCAGGGTCAACAATACTTTCTACTAAATTAACAATAGATGCTAGTGAACTTACTTCTTCATCTGCGGCAACTGCGGCAGTAATTAGTGATGCTTCTTTAGCGAATGATGCTTTGATAACTTTTGACATAGACCAAATAGGTTCTTCTACTGCTGGTAAAGGATTAAAGGTTACACTTTATGGATATAGGACATGATTGATATGGGTATTATTGTTATTAATTCTTACGCTGTTACTACTGCTGCTGCTGTAGCCGCACCACAAAATGTTAGAATTAAAGATGATGATGGAACTACAAATTCTATAACTATAAGTGCGGATGCGAATGTTTTTTATGGTGGTTCACCTATTAGTTCGGGAACTGACTTTGATTATGCTCATAATACTGATTTATTTGTACAAAGTGGTTCTGCAACGGTGCTTACACTAAAAGCATATGGAGGAACTCAAAGTGGTGGTGGGGCAATTACTACACATAGTTGGACTTTATCTGAAACTTCAGATAGTGCAGGTATTGGTGCTGTAGGTAATACAACATCTAGTTCTCAAAATTATACTAATGGGACTATAACAATATCATCTAGTATGAATAGAAATGTATATAATGCAAATATGGAATATGAGGGTTCTAATAGCGGTGGTTCAGATACGGCTAATTTAACTATAATAGTTAAAGGTTTATGAGGTAAACATGTCAGAAAGATTATCTCTTACCGTTTTAGAAACATGTGGTTTATTTTTAATAGGAATATCTATGATTTCTAGTTTTTTTCTATTCGTGTATGTTGTAGTTGAAAAACTGAAAAAGTAAAAGTGCAATTTTACCCAAACATACCCCTTCTACCCCTACCTTTGCGTTGCCACTTTTTTTAGTTGTAACACGTCACAAAATAAATTCTGTTCACTTTCACTTACAAATACACGTTACAAAAATTTAACAAAAGAATATTTTAAAAAAAATTAGTTTTATGTATTTTCAAACTTCTTCTCTATCTGGAACACTTCTGGTTTTGGCGGCCTTCGAGGTTTGATGCTTACGATGGTTTTCGATTTGGAAGGCTTACTAACAATCAATCCAAAAATAAAAGTCCAAAAGTAAAAAGATAAAGTTAACACCAAATCATACGACATGGCATAACTACATTTAACACAATTATATTTTTTTCTCACACTCCCTCCGCCAGAGGCATCATTGGGAGGGAGGATTTAATGAGCGTTAGTCCAAAAGTAGGAACATTCACTACAGTTCCACAGTTTTACATCTGGCCTATCTGATACATATTTCCCTATCAATCTCAGAGGAATGATTGACTTTTTACAATTAGGACAGTATTGCCTAATTGAAGCCATCGTTACCGTCTTCCACCATCTTTTTCTTGTTCCATTAATCTTGCCATATATTCTTCGATAGTTGCTTCATCAATATTGCTTGAGCCAAAGGCTGCGAAGAACAATATAGATATTACCACTAAGAAGAAAAACCAAGCCATTACTTCTGCTGTTTCCATTCTTTTTCATCTCCTGTTTTAATCGTGGGGCATATCTCGTAAATATTCCATCATTTGTGTTTTTCGTTGTTTAAACTCATCTTCTAACCTGTCAGCCTCTTGTTCTGCCTTTTTTGACCTATTTTTGTCAAGTTCAAAAAAACCACCTTGTTCCATTCTTGCTTTACCGACCTTTAAAAGTAACACATGCATTTCACGCAATGACATTATTGCATCTGCTTTATTTCTGATATTTTTTGCAATATCTTCTTTTTTAATTTCCTCATTGCTAAATCCTGTTCCAGTAAAATTTTGCATTACCAATCAACCCCGATTTCAATTACGCTATCTTGCACTTGACTATAAGCCTTTACCATGTTTTCTTTACCATGCTTCCATAAATCATATACTAGTTTAGTATCTTTTGCACAATAATCCATAACAGTGTCATATTCTCCAGATTTCCACAATGCTGGTGCTTGGACACTTTCTAAAGATTTTTTCTCTCCTAAATTATAATGAACTAGATTTTCTAAATGGAATCTTTCTCCTTGAGTCTTATTCAAGATAGTGCTAGTATCAATATATCTTTTTTCTGTTAAGTATTTGTGAATGCAACCGATATGTGTCGTTGGTGAATCTCTTAATACTGGTAAATCAAATCCACGAATGTTATGGCCTAATAAGAAACCACCTTTCTCAAAATGGTCATCTAAATCAAACTTTAATTGTCTAAGAGGAAACACCCCTTCTTTTTGAATATCATTTTCATCTGCGTAAGTTTTCATTGTTGTGCCATCATATGTGCAAACTGTAGAAACTACAAACATGTGAGTGTTGCCCCAACCGCCTATTTCATTGGAAAGATTTTTTGTTTCCAAATCTAAGGCCATTACATTACTCAATTAATACCACCTACTACAAGACGTTATATTATAAATTGAAAGCCAAGTAGTAGTGTTCATTGTTTATCGCTCCAAAGATTTAACAGTTCTTTTTTCTTCTCATCTTCTTTGCCTTCTGGTTCTTCTGGCTCAACTGCTCTTTTCATATAAGCACATAATTTTACACCAGCAACAGGTAACAAGGAACACAATTCCCAACCATCTGCACCATGAGTATTTAAAACCTCTTGAATAATTTTTGGCCCCTTCTCTATATCAAATACTATAAAATCGTATTCCCAATTCATTCTTGCTTCCTCCATTTAATATAAGTAGTTCGTACTACTTGTTTGCTCTCAAAGTATTCTGATATTTTATCTTTTTTCCAATATCGGTATATTGTAGACGTTCCCTTATTCATTCGGGCCGCAACTTCATGTAAATACTCTTTTTGATTTACCCAACCATCTTTCTTTTGTAATCCATCATATGTTTCCCTAAATGTTTTGAGTCTAGCGTTGTGTTGAAGTTCTGCTGTTACAACATCCCCTCTTATACTGTTTTGTAACCACTCTATAAGATAATCATAACATGGCTCAACAACTTTTCTTGCTTGGTGCATATTTTTAGGAGTGACTATAAATTTACCTTGTGTTCTGTTGACAGACTCAATAGCACAAATCAAAGTAGAAAATATCATTTCATATTGTATCAAATTGATTTGGAATGACCTTGCAAGTTTTCTTACTTTAGGTGGATGATTAACTATCGCATATTCCATTTTATTATAAGATAATCTTAACACCTCTTTAGCATTAGGGTCAAAGGTAAACACCTTTGATTTAACTCCTACTTCATTAAATCTTTTTTCTACTTCTTGATAAATTCTAACTAATGCATTGGCAAACCTTTCACATTCTGGAAAACCATCAAATTCTTCCCCTAAACCGTCAATAAATGTATCTCTTTGAATATGGAGAATATCTTCATCTATTTCCCTAACATAAACTAATGCTCTTTGTAATGCTCCACTATTAAATAATATTTCTAAGAAATTAGTAGGAACATATGTTGTAGCGTACATTGAGCGTTGGCAATCACAAACAATTTCTTTATCGCCCCCTGCTAATCTTTTACGAATAATATTAGATTTACTTTCTAATCCATTCATAAATTTTTGAAGATAAACTAATACATTTTCATTATTGGCTTTTTTCTTGAATATACCACTTGATTCAAATTCATCCCATTGAGCAAGACCGCTCCCTTCTAAACCACCTTGTATGAAAATTTGCCTTTGTATTCTTACATCATCTGGCCCTGTAAAATCTCTAGGAATTGCTGGCACATCTGTCATCAATTGAACCAAATCACCATCATCAAAGTCTTCTATGTCTATATTTTCATCATCTAACCAATTTTCAAACCTTTGTTTAGTTGTGTTATCGAATGACCCATTAGCCCCAAAAGAACCAATGAGTGCAGCATCAGTTGCTTCGACTATTTCAAAAGTGTTGAACTTTTCATCATCGTCATTAATCTTACCAAACACCATATCGCAAATAGCCTCTAACATTTTCCATATTGCAGTTTTACCAGTTCTTGCTGTTTGAAACCAAGCAAAATGAACTCTAGGGTCTATACGTTGTGCTTTAACTGGGATAGTATAAAAGTCTTTTAGGATTTGTCCAAGTATCATAAAGAAAGTTATGGTTGCTGGAAATTCATTTTCAATAGAATATTCTTTAGCGACATCTACATAGTCCTTTACTAATTTAGGTAACTCATAATCTTGTTTTTCTATGTCTACATCTGGAATATCATTCATTATATCATATAACTCATCATCGAATCCGTCTATCATTGTCCCACCTTTTCTTCTGAATTTAATATGTTTAATAGCCTTTCGGCAGTTACTTTACCTATGCCTTTAATTTTGAGAATATCTGAAACTTCGTTCTCACCTATTTCCATGATACAACCAAAATGTTCTAACAACAATCTTGCCTTTGGTCTAGTAAGACCCTTTAACATGGCTAACATATCTACCCTAACATCTTCTGTAGTTATTTTTTTAATTATAGTAGGCTCAATAACTGCTCTCTTGTTTGGAGACATTTTGATAATTGTTATTACCTCATCAATAACACTAGCCTCACTATCTTTCCAAATTACATCAACATCGTAATCTAATCTTATTCTTCCCACTGCCCCCATGAATTTGCTTTTTAGCCAAATAGATTTTGAGCGGTAATCAGAACCACCCCCTGTACTATGAGTCATAAATTTATCAACAGCATCCAATACAGTCCCATGAATAACTACAAAATTTCTTTGATAATTTCTGTCCATGTTATCTATTTGATTCCAAATTCTTTTGTTTAATACAGACTGCAAAAAATCTTGAGAAGATTTTATCTCAAAACAAACATCACCAATTACGTAGTCGCCAACTTCAAGTCTTTTACGTTCCGTTAGAACTCCCATTTTAGCAGCCTTTTCTTCAATTATTTTAGAAAATGTAGATTTTTCCCTATCATCAATAATTAAAGCCACTAATCTTCCCTCCTAAATAAAGTGTATTGTTTTGGTTTGTGATAAATATATATCGGATTACTCCTAAGATATTTACTTAACCTTACAGATTGAGGGATATATAGAGTGCCTTTTCTAACAATAAGGTCTTCTATAATACCTTTCAAACTTCTTTCTTTCCCGTCTTTCATAATTTCATCTACCCAATCTTGCCAATAAGACCTTCTTTTTCTCTCTATCCTTGGTACTTTTTTCATTCTGGAAACCTCCAACATTTTCCTATACAGTAGCCTTCTGGTATTAATATATCAGAACAACTAGGGGCATTGTAACCTTTTTTTACAATACCTTTCACATATTTTCTAGTGAGGGCTTCATTCCAATCTAACCAGATGGTTTGACCTAATCCCTCGATTGACTTTAATTCATTCATTATTTTTTCTACAACCACTGGTTGGTCTTCTATTGCTATCTTAGCAGTAGTTGACCCGCCACCTAACAAGGTTCTCCACCAAGATATAAGATATACTCTTGCAGTATGGGAAGGATTTTGAACCATTATAGCGTTATACAAACATGGCAATACAGATAACTTCCCTAACTTTCTAACTTGTGCAATTTCTTTCGGTGCTGCTGATAGCACTTGGACTTCTGGCCATTTAACTAGTTCTTCACCATAAGTAGTTCTTGTGTTGTTTTTGGTTTTAGCCATGTCAACAGTAAAATTTTCTAATTGTTCGATGGTCAAAGGAATACAATACAGTTGTGAAGCCATATTCATAGTATTGACTATTCTTCTATGCCTACCTATTTGAACGCCACAATCATCTAAAGTTTCATAATCCCATTGTCTAAACCAAGATTGTATTTGTCTGATGTCAGTAGCCCTTTCTCCATATACGTGGACATGAAATCCTCTCCCACTAAATATGATGTCGAATAAAGTGTTATTATCTAATAAGACCTTAGCACAACTCAAAGTATCTTTTCTTGCTTGTTCTAGTTGGTCATCGTGAGCGTCAAAATCTAAAAATATCCTATCTAATATAACAGTTCTTTGAACAGGTACACCTGTAGTTCTCCCCCAAGTATCTACCTTATCTGTAAATTGTTCGTAATCATAAACATTCGTGTAGCAATTTCTTCTACCATTATTTATTTTTACTAAGTCAGCATATTCCTTTTTGTTCCAAACTACAATCCTTGGGGATTGACCGTCTGTGGAAAGATGTGACCCAAACCAAACCTCTCTAGGAAATCGCATCAAAACACCAAAACAAATATTGTGATGATGGTTGCAATATTAACTGCGTTTACCATCATTAAAATTCTATTACTGAATTGTAATGTTTCATGTATTTTTTCTAATGTTTCATTTAATTTATCTTGCCCGTCTATTATTTTATCAAACATATCATACCCTCTTTACTTTGATATTACCGCCTCTTGTTTTTATCTCGCCTTCCTTTGGCGGCTCTGATTCTTTTATATGTTCTTCTATTGGTTCTGGTGGTGGGGGTGGTATTTCTTCTGCAATCATAGGTGGTGCGCCTTCACCAAAAGAAACTGTAGCAGACTCGAATTTATTTTGAAATACCGCCATAATCTCTTTAGTTAAATGTTCTTTTACCAATGGTGGAAAAACCATAGCAAAGGTTCCTTCGGGAACATCTTTTTCCCACACTAATTTTATCTTCTCTGCATTAGTCATTTCCATATACAATTCTTCTGCTAAGTGGTTAGCGACTTCTTTTAATTTTAACAAGTCTGCAAACCTCCACTCTTGTTTTTCTATCTTTTGAATTATTTTATCTTTCATTACCAATCCTCCAATCCTGTTTCTCCTGCTGCTTCACACAATCCCAAAAAAGAACAATTCTGACAAGTCCTATAATAAAATGACGCAGGAAAATGATTGTTCTCGTAACCCCATATTAATCTAGCGAGTCTTTTTCTTAACGCTGTCATTGAAGTTGATTTTACTTCTTCTAAATAACAATAGTTACTTTCTGGGTAATACCAACCCCATTTTGTTACAGGGGGAAACAATCTTTCACCGTTTTCATCTATTTGCTCATCCATTAACAGTTTATAAAAGGCCATCTCTCCACGCATATGGCTAAGTTTAGCATCTTTCCAAATCCCTGTTTTTAATTCCATAGGGAAGCATATATCTTCTTCTTGAAACACTCTATCTATGATACCTTGTAAATGGACAATATAACTTCTTTTCAATTCATGTGTGGGGTCTGCATCAAAGGGTATAAGTATTTCAGCATCTAATGTAACTTCATTTTCCAAAGGAACATAAGAAGATAAAGTACCCTCTTGTTTTGATTGTAAAAATCTTTGAATTTCAAAATCTATCACATTATCATAAACTTCACCATAATCATCTATAGGAAATAAACTAGTAAAATAAAAATGAAGTTCTTCTTCATTCATATTTTCTGCTTTTGAAATATCAAAGTCATCCCATAATGCCTCATAAGCATTGTGAACTATCGAACCTTTCAACATCGCTGGAGATGTATCTTGTGGAAGCCTTTCAATATATTGATGTAAATATTGTCTTTTACACCAATTGAAAGTTCCTAGTGAAGATTTAGTAATCTTCAAAATTGGTTTGTCTTCGTCTTCGGCCCATTGATAGTTCCATTGATATGTGTATTCTTGCATTATAATTCCTCCTTCCATTCTTCTATTACCTGTTCTATTTTTGATATTAAATTAATTATTTTTTTTTGATTGTTTGTTAGAGTGTTTACCTGTCCTTGCAAAGATTCTATTTTGATTTGCATTCTAGTTATTTTTTTATCGTCCCTAACTTCTTTTTTCCAAAACATCAAAACCAATCCTCCAATGTTTTTTGTTTCGGGTCAGCGTAAATGTGATACATATCCCAACCCATTGCTTTGTATATAGGGTCAGCCTTGTTAATACAATAGTCGGCATAATACCCATAATCTATTTCTATCTTACCTTCTTCTAATAAAGGCAATAGTTCATTTTTTTCTTTGACTGAAATATAAGTCGCTACCCTAGAAGTCCCATCATTTAGTGGAACAGTTTTAGGGCCAGATAATATATTGCATTTGATTGTGATAAAAGAATCTGTTATGGGGTCAGAAGGATTCAAGTGAGTATTGTAATATACTGCACCTGCAACTCCACCCGCTAATGTTGCATAATCATTAATAGATTTTCTAAGCCTTGACCTTTTAAGAAAACTACCCATTTCTATTTTACCTTTCTTGATATTTTGGTATGCTTGCTTTAAATATTTGGTGACTTCCTTTTCAGATTTGCCATTCGCCCACATTTTCAAAACCATCTCTTGCACAATTTTTGCAATGTGTATTTCTGTAGATTTTTTTACAGAGAAACCTGTGACTACAAATTCTGGCTCATCCAAATGTTCACCATCTTTCCAAGATATGAAACCAGCATTTCGATTTTTAGTAATACCTATACCGAGAGAAGAATAAAACTTTTCAAATTCTAAAGTAACTGGGTGCTGGTCTAAACCAAGAATATTAGGGAATATTTCTCTAACCTGTTGATTGAGATAATCACATGTGCTTTTAGCGTGGTCTATCGACTCAACAGGACAAAACAAAGAATCTGTGTGAGCGTATATTACTTTCATAAATTCAACTCCTTCCAACATTTTTTGTGATATTTTCTAGAACTCCAATCCTTATGTGGTGCGCCATTCATTCTAGCAGAACCAATAGGTTGTAGTGCTTTTCTACAATGTAAACAATAACCATGTGGAACCCATTCGTAATCACATTCTACACACACAACTAACCCCTTACCTTTTATCACTGTTTTATAAGCCTCAGTTCCTTTACATCTTCTACATATATGTGTAGCCTCACTGCTCATCCCGAACCCTCCATCTTGCAGGATAATCATATTTATTTAATCTAACAAATTCTTTATGTCTTTTTAAAATCATACCTAATCCTTGTATTGTAGGACATGACCTAAAATGTTTATCAACATAAATATCATAAAGTTCTCTAGTGGTCATTTCATCATCACCTAATATATCTATTGCTTGTTTGATAATTCTTTGATATTTGTTTTTAGCATTGACCATTATAATCCCTCCGCAACTTTAGCAGCATGTCTAATTGCTTCTCTAGCACTAGCAGTAATACTGTTAGCCAAATCTGGGTCATACCAACCAAACTTAGGAAACGCAGTTACACCATAGAAACTGGCCATAAGTCTTTTTACAGCCATCTGATTGTTAAACCATTTTTGATATTCTTCTTTAGAGTCTGCCTTTTTCATTTTAGACTTGTACTCATCTCTAAGTCGTTTAAGATTAAGAACAGACCTTGGTAACAAACCTAGTTTATCTGTTTTATAATACCTCATATCTTTTTTGATTACAGGGCTAAAGTCTTGTGGTGTCGCTAAATTACAAGCAAAATCTGTAGGTGTACGAGATTTAGTTTCCCAACTAATATTCCTAGCCATCATCATAGAAGGATATAGTTGTGCAAAATCGAAGGCCGCAACATTATCATGCCTACCATGTGTTTTGTTTATTTCTGGGTCGAATATCATAGCCCCAGTTACCTCTACTCTTTCAGCGTCCTTATCGCCTGTTGGTACTTTCCAATCAGCGTGTCTCATGAAATAAATACCCCCCATGTGAGAAGCATAGAAACAAGCATCGAAAGGTGCAACTAGTAATCGTTGTAATGCTAGTATCGATTCTGATATTGCGTTTTCATCATCTATTCGTTTTAGTAATACCACATCTTGAATATTATAATCTAAATAATTTTGAGTGTCTTCTAACCAAGCCCTTCTAAAGAATTCGTTTTTATCCGTAAATTTAGACTCTTTCTTTTTACCTTCTCCAAATAAAAGATTGCCAACGAAATCTAAAGCAGTAGATGGTAAAGTTCCTCGTTGTGCATCGTTCCATTGTCTTTCAAACGCATGGTCTAAGTTTAGACACAATCTACCATAAATAGGTTGAGATATAGGTGATATTTGATTCCATGCTTTCTTACTAGGTTTAACTAATCCTATAGGAGATAGTCTACCAATATCAATATTATTTTCTTCTAACCTTTCAAATAACTTAGGGACATCTGCTTGTAACCCAAACCATGCAATCAACATGTCTGGGTCTTGTTCTTCTACATCAGCAACAAAAGCCTCAAGCATATCTTTTTCTGAATTAAAATGATACTCGACAGCATCTACTACAATCATATCTAGTTTAGCATCTTTGGGAGTCCAATAGTATAAGTTTATGCAATCTGCATAATTATCATAAACAGCAATAGTTGTTATTGCCCCATCATATTCTCCTGTAGTCATCCATTCCATATCCCAATACCACTTGCGTAAATCATATTCTGGTATTTCGGTCATCTCATCAATACAATAACGATGAGTGAAACTTACATCAGCCTCGTATGTTTTATCAAAGTATTTTCTAGCGGTTCTAATATCATTATATTTAGTAACCATAACTTTAGTCAAAGGTTGTTTTTCTAAATTGACATGGTTGGTTCTCTCGTAAACAAACTCTTGAGGTAGTTTCATCTTTCTACCTTGAGAATTAGTAACACGAATATTATATGCTTGCGGCATTCTTTCATCAGAATTTACATAAAAATATGGTCTAAAATCAGTAACTTCTTTTTCTAATCTATTACCATTTTCATCACGCCATCTAAGATAAATAGTATTATCTTTGTGTGTGATAATCATGTATCTCAACTCATGTATGGTGCTACTACTATTGCAGCGAAATCTGTACTTGCAAATAACGGCATGTCATCATGTAATCTCAAATTGATTCTATTATCCCATTCGTTTTCACTTTGAAATAAAACATGAATAGGTGCTGCAAAAGGAACAGTAGCAGCGTTACCACTATGTTCTCTCATTTGTAATTCGTTAGATATTTTTCTTTGACCTTTAGATGCTTGTAAATATAATCTTTCATTTGGATGAAAGTTCAAAATATAATTAGATGCGCCCACTGTGTCACAAGCCTTAATAGATTGAGTCAAACTATCAGCATCTAAGTTTACTGTTAAGTCATATTTAGTTGAACCGAATGTAAAGTCTGGCCCAAAACCTTCATCAATCCAATTGATTAACTTAGGACTAAATCTATCAATCGCTGATTCATTTTCATGATGAGCGACTAACGGAACTGTAGCAGAATCACTACCTTGCAATATTGTCAAAACATTATCAACCTCAAACTCAACCTCACCAGAAAAGGTTTTCAACATAGGCAACACTTCTAAATCTAAAACAAACTCAACATCTTCTGCGTTGTCTAAGACCAACTTATATGCTACAGCAACAGAGTTTGCTCTGTTAGCACTAAGCAAATATAAATTATTATCTTCGACTTTACAAGTTATCTGAGATGATAACTCACCACTTTTATCGCCCCATTTGCCCTTCATTGTACAATACTTGATTGCCTTTAGAAAACTATCCATATTTATTATCATATTGTTCCCTCTTTTAGTGGAGGAATACCGCTCCAATTAACTTCATTCTTTTGATGGTCAACTTCTAAAACTTTGAATGTTTTACCAACACTTAATGTATTAGATTTAGATGAAAGGATTTCAGCCGTATATTCTACACTTTTTAGTTTTTTAGTTTTAGTCATCCTAATCTCATGGCTAAATCTAGCAGGAGTGCTTTTATGCCAATCTGCTTCTTTACCAACTGGGTTAGGATTGTTTATGCCCTCATACACATCTTTCATATGAGTGATGAAAAATACATCACATTCTAAAGCATCCACTTTATCTAACAATAAATTATAATGTCTGTTTCTCTTACCATATAGGATAGGAATAAATTTGAAATCTGTTTCTTTTTTACCTTTGGTCAAAGTATCAAAACATCTAACTAACCATTTGTCTACACCATCAAATACAAATTTATACTTATCACCGAAGTCACCATTCTTAACTCTACGAACAAAAGCCTCTGCTAGTTTTTCACTTTGAGCAAAGTTAGGAGAGCCATCTTCATTAAAACAGTGAGGGTCAAAAACAATAATGTGTTCACTAGAATCCCAGTTGTTTCTCCATGTAGGTTCACAGCCGTTATCCCAATCTAACGCAATCACTTTCCAACCATCTTTGATTTCTTCTTCTGTTAAACAATCTAAGGCTACACCCGATTTTCCAGATTTAGGTTCACCATGAATACCGACTCTTAAAAAAGAACGGTTTCTTTTGTTCATGGCTGCTAACCTTTTATCTATTTCTTCACATTGTTTTTTAAATTCATCTTCTGAATTAGTTCCTAATTTAAACGCACTTTGCATATTTATTTCTCCTGTAGTTGTTTTGAAGGGAACAAGTTCATGGTACGGAACCACTATTTCCGCAAAGGAAAGATTTTGCTTGTTATTACTGGAAAAACCTTCTGTCAACCTAACAATTGACTTTGAAATCACCACCAATCATCATCAGTGCTTTCTACACTAACTACTGTAGGCTCACCTTTTCTTTCTAATACTAATAATCCTGCAACATTAATAGTTACTGGATTAATTGTAACTTCACCAGTTTCTTCATCTGTAGTTTCTCTTTGAGATGTTCTTCCAATAACAAGTACTTGACTACCTACACCAAAGTCTAAATCAATGTGAGAAGGCAACCAACAAACTGTATCTTCATATTGGTCAATATCGTAACTGTAATTATCTAAAGAACCAAGCCAAATAGTTCTGTTACCAAGTTTGTTTGGAGATGGTTGCATATTTGTAACCATACCATCAGTAATAACTAATCTTTCAGCATATGATTTAGTTAATGAGTTTTTATGGTACATATCTAAATTAACCAAATTAGTAGTCAATCCACCCATGCAACTGTTAACCATATCCAAAACATTTGGAGTAACTGCAATTTTATCATCATGGTCTTCTGGTAGTTTACTATTAATTAATAAAGTGTCCAATGAGTTTTTTGTACCATAAACAATATTTCTTTCTTCATTCCAAACACCAGTAAAATATACTGGTTCAAATAATGGAACCTTTTCTGAAAAATTTGTAGCGACTAAACTCTCACCTTTATCTCTAAGTTGGATTGGCCAATATTTAGGTAGTTCATCATTCGGCCCTTGGCCAATAAAGTATGCTCTCCTAGTATTATCAGTTAATGCCAATGGTTTAGAATACATTGGGTTTTTGTCACCATTTTGAAACCTTTCTGTCAAATCAATTGGAGTAGCCCAACCAAGTTCAAATTCCCAAGAATTGTCTTTGATGTTTTTATTGAACCAGTTTTCATCTAATGATTTACCACCAAGAGTTTTATCACGAATTGTTTCTTCTCCGTTGGCAATATAACTAATTTGATAACCTGTTTCAGTTTTAGTTGTAAGTGAAATACCATATGGTCTACTACTAACTTCTATACCACCACGATAAACTGCTTCTAAATCATGCTCACAAGCAGCCTTAATCATATCTCTAGGATATTGCATATTGTTACGAACTTCATCCATACCAACAAACATACCAAATCCTCTTTTGACAAAAGAGCCAGTGTTATTAGAAAGATTAGGAGTGCCTTGTTTTTGTCTCCTCCTAACTTGCTGCGCCCAATTTCTAAACATAGCCATTATTTGCTGACCATCTGTTTCTTTATTCAGATTGTGCTGTAGCACTATTTCTTCTAGTTTTTCGTTCAGTGCAGTAGCCTCCATTTCTAGAACTCTTGCTGTGTTTTCTATTTCTTCTATACTGTTTTCCCAATACATATTTTTTCCTCCATTATATTTTTATTGATGCTACTAACCAAGACAACAAAACTCTTGGTGTCATGTTAGTGCTTCGCCATTCTGCTTCGCCTATGGCTCGCAAAAAAGTGAATTTGTTGTTGTAATCTATTTCGTCCCTCATAACTACTTCATGTAATCCAGAACAAATTTCTTGTAAAGTTTGACCGTCTTTATTCATGTCACACAATAATTCCAATGCATTCATTCTATCACCATCTATTATCTTGTGAACCACATCAGAATAACCCTTGAAACTTTGAATAACTTGAACCCCTAAAGGTCGTCCAGAAATCAAAGCCGCTTGCAATTCAGTCAACACCCTACGAACATCACCATTGTACGCACTTATAAAGTGGAACAAAACTTTTTCCTCAATGTTTGGAATTTGCTCGTTTTTCAAACATCGCATAACTAAGTCAAAAATTCTTTGGTCACTTAATCGTTGGAAAAAGTAATTGGCACATCTCGATTGAATAGGATGAATAATTTTATTTCTATCATTACAAGTAATAATGAATCTGACATTTTCAGAATATCTTTCCATAACTCTCTTCAATGCATTTTGAGCATCTGTTGTCATCCCATCCATTTCATCTAAATGTATAATCTTGAAAGGAACATCACCAATCTTCATAGTTTGTGCAAACTCTCTTATTTGAGTTCTAACAACTTCTAATTTTCTGTCATCACTAGCATTGATTTCTAAAAAATTATCCATGTATTCTCCTAATAATTCTTTACCCAACACCATTGCTGCTGCTGTTTTCCCTACTCCTGCTGGCCCAAATAACAAAAGGTGTGGCATATCTTTATGCTCAATCCATCCTTCGGCATCTAGTCTAAAACTATCTTGCCCTATCATATCACCCAATCTAGTTGGCCTATATTTTTCCGCCCATAATTCGCTTTTCATATATAATCCTCCAATGTTTTCTTACTTTTCTTTCGTACCTTTTTTCTAGTAATTGGTTTTTCACCAATACCTAACAATCTATATTCTTGATTGTTTAATCTCTTTTGAGTATAATGTCTAAATTTTTCTGAGCCATTAACAATATCCATGAGAAGACCCCACTCATTAATTTTGAATCCTAATCTTCTTAATATTCTACGCCTTTCTTTATCTTGAGCGAACTTAGGCATTGAAAATCTTCCAGCGTGTCCACCACTAAAAGCATAAGCCAACATCTCATAGAAGTACGGTTGTCTCCATCTGCGCTTAACTTTAGCATCCACAAATAATAATCTATTAAAGTGAACATGGTCAGATAATGCATTCATGAGAAATACATCTGGTGGTCGATTGCTCTTTAAGATTCTGGCAACTTCATCTCTATCTCTGTTTCTTAAATAGATTTTTAACATGTCGAAAATTTCAACTTTAGGATTTAGTGCTGGCACACTTCTAGGAGCAATATCTGCAAAAGGGGAATGCACTGTAGAACCAGCCAATTTTATTTTACATAATTTTTTAATCGCTGCTGGTATTGATTTTTTATCGACAGAAGTTAAAACAACTTTGGCCTTTGTTTTACGCAAATGATTAACTATTTCTTCGGTATTAGCCTTATGATGCACATCCTCAATCAATAACTGTATGTCTTTCGGAACTCCTTTTTCAAATTCGTTTGCAAAAAATATCAGAGGTTCATCCAATAAAGAAAGAGCGATTGTTGTTTTACCAGTAGATGGTTTCCCTACAACAATTATAGGTTGCTCCTTTTTTGACATCGCTGCCCAACTCATTTATTCGCCTCCTTTAATTCTATGATTTCTTGTATTCCATCTTGATTCAAATGTTCAGCGTGTTCTACTATCTCCAAAGCCTGTAAGAAATTATCCCATTGACTTAAAGCATCTGGAACTATAGGAATCAAATCACTTAATCTTAATAGCGATTCGAGTTTTCTAACAGATAATATAGGTTGCTTTCTAGTTTTACTTTCATGTAATCTTAGATTGCTTTCTATTTGATATTGTAAAAAAGTTCTTTGTAATGCTTCAACAAACTCAAGATTCTTCGCTCTAAAATGAACTGCTAATCTTACAGCAAAACCTACATCTCTACTTTCTTGCCGTTGAACAGTAATTTCAGTTTTGGCCAATGATAATAATATCCCCTGCAATTGTTCTTTTGTAAACATCCTATCATCTCACATAACTTACAACATCTTCAATCGTATTAATTTCTGATACTGGTTTATCATCTCTGATTGCTACCATTCTAGGAAACCTTAGCCCCCATAATCCTTTACTATTTTTAGTAATTAAATCAGCAGAAACACTTAGAACTATTCTAGGTAAAAACTCATAAGTCCCATTATCAAATTTAATGATTGTTCTTCTTAATTTATTAGTTAATATCTTTAAATCTTCTTCACTAAAACCAACTCCAACAGTGCCTACGTCAACAAAGTTACCTTCATCTTTGACTGAAACATCGAATGAAGAAAACACTGATTGGTTTTTTCCTTCACCATATCTAGCAGAAGTTATAACCACATCTAAGTCTATTTTAGAAGGCTTGAATTTGAACCATGACCTTTTCGCTGGTTCGTATTTACCGTTAGCATCCTTTAACATAATACCTTCAAAACCATCTGAAATGGCTTGAGCATAAAATAAATTTTTATGTTTTTCAAATGAATCATAATCTGGATAGTTTGTATATCTAACCGTTCTAAATTTTTCTGGAACTATATTTTCCATTAACTTTATTCTTTCTCGTAATGGGGAGTTTTCAAAAAGATAATCGAATACAACTAATTTCACTGGGCATTTTTCTACAGCCTGTGAAATATCATTAGAATGTATTCTTACATTTATATTTCTAAAGGCAGCAGGTTTACCTTTTTCTATTGGATAAATTTCTCCATCTAAAATATAATTACCATTGTCCCAACTTCTTACTGTTTCAATTACATCTGGAAATAATTTAGTGATGTTTTTGCCAGACCTATTATATAATATTATTATATCTTCTTGCCTATGTATTTGCACTCGGATTCCATTGTATTTATATTCCATAATAAGAGGCCAAATTTTAGGAATGCCCTTGAGTGGACTTGACAATTGAGGTGGTACTAAAATACCAACTTGAAAACGTGCTTTAGGTTCTCCAAATGTTTTTCTCATAATACCATCATCTATTCCATTTCTAGGTTTTCTTAACCAATAACGAATGAACCATTTGATTTCATTACTGCTCATTTTTTCAAAAGCCTCTTTAATCAAAGAAAACGCATTCGAGTCTACTTTGCTACAATTCATTTCTAATAGATGTTTTATTTGTTTTACCGTATAATCTGACTTGTTGGAATTTTCGACATACCATTTTATGCCTTCACCAATATCTCCATGTATTTTTATTTGTTGAGATATATCTTCTTCCAACACTTCATAAATTTTAGCAATCCAAACTATTGCTTTTTTATCTTTAATAAAATTAGGTTCTATTTTCAAACTAAGTATTTGTTTGGCCTCATCAATTAAATTAGAAGTTTTAAGAATCGCCCCCTTTTCATTGGACGATTTTCTATTTTGAATTGCTTCGCACATTCTGGCGAAATCAGACCAAAGCAAATTAATCACCTAAATTTGAATTCTGGTTCTCCTGTTAAATCGCTCAGTGCTTTTACCATAGCATTTAAATCGTAATCATATTTCTTTTTTAACCAGTCAAACCTTTCTTCTAACTCTTGCACTCTTAATTCTAGTTCCCGCATTTTATCTATTTTTTCTTCATCTTCCATTTTTATTCCTCCTCTAATAAATCTGGGAATAAAGTCATAAGTTGTTCTACAATCATACCCATTCCCAAAAACATACCCACTTGGAATTCTTTCGTTTCCATATTAGTATCAGTAATTAATTTATCAATATCACCATATAGAGTTTCTACTCGGTCTCTAACTTGTTGTAACCTTACTAATATTAATTTAATCCCTAAGTCCATCTTGCTCACCTTCTACCCTCTTTAACACACCAATCAAATGTTTAAACTCATCACGATTACATCTAAACCCTTTGGTTGCTGGCAACATTTCCCCATCTTTATTATAGTACCAACGAATATCTATAACTTCGATTCCTTTGTATTTACCAGTTTTTACCTGTATTTCATTATTCATATCTCTTGGTATCTTACCTATCATTTTCATATTTCCATTCCTCCACAAAACTTAGTCAACTCTTGGTAATTCGTAAAATATTGTGGTGGTGCATATTCGTCTATTCTATTAGCAATCCAACATGCGCCTCCTATACTACTTATCTGAACTATCTCATATTGACCGTCATTAATTTTAATTACTTCTTTAGTATTTATCTGTGGTGTCATACCATATTTTTTAGTTATCTCTTGAGCCATTGTTTGTAAATTATCTACAACATACTTGACAATGTGCGCTCTTTGAATAGGAACCTTAGCATCTACAGTGATTGATAATTTACCAGACCAATCACATGCTATGCATTTATTACCATCACATATAGGACACTTTACTTCTGCTCCCACTGGTGCAGGAAACTTAACAGATATTACTTTCTTAGAATCCATTTTGTTCCTTCTCCGCAATAATTACTTCTGTTGATAATATCAAATTTGCAATAGATGCTGCTACCCTCAATGAATTCATAGTAACCAAAACTGGGTCAACAATACCATGTTGTAAATCTAAAAAGTCTTTAATCATTCTTTTGTTTTTAGCATCATAACCATAACCATCAACAATATCTCTTTCATACTGACCACTAATTTCTTGACCTGCATTTCTAGCAATAATTTTCATAGGTTCTGATAATGCTTTTTTCAATGCTTCACTTTTGATGTCACACTCTATAGTAGCAAGATTCAACATAAATCCTCCACCAGCAATGATACCATCCTGTAATGCTGCTCTACTTGCATTTAATGCATCATCTAATCTTTCTTTTCTTTCGGTAATTTCTGTTTCAGTCATACCACCTACTTTTATTACGGCCACCCCACCAGTTAATCTACCAAGTCTTGTTCTGAGTTTGTCTTTTTCCCAATCCTCTTTTACTTGTTCTAACATAGCATTAAGGTCGCCTATTCTCTTTTGATATATTTCTTCGTTTGGTGGTTTACCAATTAAAACAGTACTGTATCTATTTACTACTGCTCTATCTAAAGTCCCTAAATCATCTTTTTTGATTTTTCTTAAATCCATATCTAATGTAGACAAGTATGGGTTAGCCCCACAAATAGCAGCCATGTCTCTTAATAGTTCAACTTGTGTCGGCCCCCAATCTGGCGCACGAACCACACAACAATCTATTCTTTTTTGGACTATGTTTAACAAGATATTAGATAACGCACTACCTTCCATTTCTTTACATATAACAAGAAGTGGTTGTGAATTAGCATCTGCTATTTTTAATGCTGGTAATATATCTTCAAACTTTTTAATTTCTTTATCCGTTAATAATACTAAAGGATTTTTTAAAATCGCTTCCCCCGTAGAATCATCATTAATCATAAGATGAGATAAATACCCTTTGTCTATTTCTAATCCTTCTGTCATATTATATGTTGTTTGGTTTGTATCTGATTTTTCAACAGTGATTACACCATCTTTACCTATTTGTTTGAACACGTCATGAATAAGTTGACCTAACTCAGAATCATTGTTAGCAGCGATAGTAGCCACATTAGTAACATCTTCTAAATTACAAATACTCTTTTTATTGTATAAGAACTCACATACTTTTTTAATGTCTTTTTCTAATAACTCAGTAAAATCTGAAACACGACTATAATCATAATTTTGAACAATAGCATTAGCCAATACTGTCGCTGTTGTTGTTCCATCACCAGATTTAGATTGAGCGTTTTCTGCTGCCCCTAAAATTAAATCAATACCCATTTGTTCATAAGGGTCTTCTGACCAAACCTTTCTTGCAATGGTAACACCATCATTAATTACAATAGTTCTACCATTACGTTTTAGTGCGACTGTTCTTGCTGCTGGCCCTAGTGTCGGGGCAACTGCTGTGTGTACTTTGTGTAAACCAGTTTTGAAAACTTCCCTTGCCTCATCACCAATTAACATAAAGTATCACCACCTACTTCTATTGTTCTAACCAAAGGTATAACACAAAAAATATCTGCGTCTCTTACACATTTCAAACCTTCAACATCTATAGCGTTTCTAGGGCTAAAATAACATTCAGCCCCAATGAAAGGATTTTCTGCCGAACCTTGTATAAACACTTCTTCTGGTGGGGATTTCCACATCTCACCGTTTTCGTGTAAGGCCGTCATAATACCTTCTGCTATGTCTTTCACGAAACAACAATCAGCACCATACGATACTATTTTTCCACGATTACCTTCTTCTATAAGAATACCGTTTTCTTCTTGTTGTTCTACTTCAATCAATACCCATTTACCTACTGCTTTCATTTTCATTTCTCCTCTTGCTTAAACATTCTTGACTACAATATATTCTACCATTATTGTCTGGAACTCTTTCTTCTCCCCACAATATAGAATGGCGACACTCAAAACATTTCATTCGCTGTGTCCTCCAGTGGAATAATCCCTATTACCCCATCTTCTTTTAGAGAGTGATACATTCTAGCCGCAACAAGCAACGCCTCTCCTGCGTTTTTTGTCCAGAAGGTGGCTCTTGAAAATTCATCGTTTGACCAATCTACTTGATGGTTTTCCACTTCTTCGATTGTGGCCACTGCGATTCTCCAATGGTCATCTACCTTCTTGACAAACACGAACATCATTCCTCCTCCCAAAAGCCCAATGCTGCTGGCCCTTTATTAATTGGAACAGATTCTTCAAAGTATGTTTCGTTTTTTCCTTTAATCCAAGTCATTCGTTCTGCGCCACCCAAGACAATCGCTGAATCCATTATAGGCTCATAAGTATTGATTGTGTTCCAATCCGTTCCACTAAAGTAAGCCTTACCAAATGGGTGAGTATGAATCCAACATTTGATGGGCATTCTCATACCAGTTAATTCTTCATTATCATGAAACCAAACTAATGAGCCAGTACCAAAAGTAATGAACAATTTATTGTTGCTGTCTATTACTACTTGTACTTCTCTATCATAATCAAATGCTGTTTTACTCATGTCCCAAATAGTATCTAAAACTTCTTGACCTGCTTTAGTATGTCTAAGATAGTGTGTTAAATCTTCCCTAAGATATTTATTTACATACCCCCAATCTTTGAATCTTTGCCACGCACTTTCTATTTCTAGTTTCCATTCTTGATTGACTATTGCGTTTTCTAAATTCAAAACCACACCACCATTTCATCATCAACGTAATCTCCAGCGAACCATCTTTGAATCCATTGTGCGCCTAATCCAGCCACAACGTAATGCATACAATTGATACCCTTTGCTTTACCATCCCATTCATTTCCTTGACATGAGAAATTACCATCTGGCCCCGCTAACAATTCGTTATATTTTTCGACTGGCGTTTTATATGAGATAAGGACACACCCTCTACCTTGCGCTCTTAAATCCAACCAAGGCTTATCATAATCATATAGCAGTCTTCTTGCTGCTAAGTTATCAACACAACATACAACCAAATCATATCCCTTAATTTGCTCTTTAGTTAATATTGCATATGGTTCACCTTTTACTTTTTTATACTTAACCATTACATTTGCTTTTTTCATCCCTACTTCACCTAACTTAAAGTTTTGATAAGTGATATTTTTTTCTTCTACTATGTCTGGGTCAAATACAGTGATGTTGTATAATCCTATTCTGCTAAGAATTGGGATTAAATTACTACCTATTCCACCCGCACCTATTACTAATACTCTCTTGCTCATTTTACCATGCTCCCTCTATTAATTGTTCTATTGTTATTTTATTTACCATTTGTTTGTTTAATTTGATTGCTTGCAATATATCATTATAACCGTATGATACCGTTGCTTTACTTTTGTTGTTTTTTAGTGCCATTGCTACAGACTCCATAGAAACCTTATTCCTACCAGTTTCTCCCCTTATTTGTAATGTGAGCCATATAACTCCTGCCATGAATCTTTTTCTTTTAGTATCTAATACTTCATCCAAACTTTGTGTTAATGCGTAGTAAACTTTTCTGACATCGTTAGCGAAAGCAAAGGATAAATTTAATTCATGCCTAACTTTATCAATGTCTGCCTCTGGATTACTTTGATACAATATTCTAGATTGTCCAAAATGGTTAGCGATTTTTTTACTAATACGACTTATTCTTTTTTTAGGTACATCAGTAATTTTAGAAATAGATGTCGTGTCTACTCTAACCCCATTTGCTTTCAAGGTGAAATATGCTAAGGCCGCACATCTCTCTATAATCGAATATCCCCTAAACACATGGTTATTTACTAAATTGTTATAGTTACTTCTAAACTCTATTCTGATAATATCACTATCAATGAATTCACCTAATATCATATAACCTTCTTCATGCGCAGTGAAATTTCTGTATTGACTCGGATTAATGTGACCATACCCATCAGCATCACGTATTTGTTCGCCTGTAGTGTGATGGCTAAGAGAGACAGTTTCTTCAAAGTTTTCTACTTGGACATAACCACATACATCACAAACCCATTCACCGAGCCTATCATCAAAAGTCATTCCCGTATATTTACACTCCTCACAATTTCGCATCATTCTTCCTCCCATATATTTTCTATTTCGTCAAAAAAATCTATTGTCATTATTTCATCACCATAATTTCTAAGTTTATTTCGTATCGTACTGACAGTATTTTTAGATATATTATCATTCATACATACCATGGCCCTAGAATAAATTTGGTCGCCAATGGAACTACCTCCCATCAAATTGTCAATACAAACATCTGGCCCAGAAAACCTACTGTACCAAGGAATATCGTTTGATAGGCACTTAGTTATCAAGGTAGTAGCCACGTCCTGCAAACCACCATGAACAGTATCTTTTATCTCACCATGAATATACCAATATGCTTCCTTACCTCTCACTAACACTTGCAGTTGCTCCCCTCTTCGACTAATTTTTATATCTTTGAATTTAGTCAAACTTTTAACTAACTCGATAGATTTGTCTACGACAATTTTATCTTTTCTATTATGTAATAAGAATTGAATCATAGTATTAAGTTGAGACTCTGTTGGGGCTTCACCAATTGTATATTCCCATAATTTTTCTGGCTTTATTTTCCACCATTTAGAACGCACATTTTTTTTCTTATGACTATGTATCTTGATAAATGCTATCAAATCTTTTTCAGATATTCCTCCCCACACATTATCACTTATTTCTAAAGCGTATCTTTTCTTTCCCACCTTTTGAACATTAATTAAAACATTTTGGAAAATAGGAGTTATCTCATATTGAGGGAACCTATATACTATCCTTTCTTCTATTGCCCTTTTTATTATATTAGGAGTGTCGATATATTTACTAAAGAATAAAAATACATCCCCACCTTCTTTCTTAGAAGTTCCACCATACATTGCTGTTTTCACAATAGCAGTTAAGGCTTCTTTCTTTGTCATAATTTTACCCATCAATTTAAATCTGCTATCATATTTCTCAAAAATAAAAGGAAACCCATTAATAAAAAATGTCATAATATAACTAAATGGTACTTCTTTTGTGTAAATAACGTGGGGTAAATTTTTATCTAAAACTTTACAAAAATTTTCAACGAGTAAGTTTTTAGTCCCATCGTATCTGTTATTGTCGGTTTCTAAATTTTCGTCTACATAATATTGTCGTCTTAATTCACGCCTCGATTCGTCAAACGTTGGTTCCGTATTAACCTCATTAATTTGAAATTTTATATCTAATTCTAAACCGTTTACTTTCATTATTTAACCCCGTAAGTTTTTGACTTGTAATTCTTTAAACACTTGTCATGAAATCCTTTCCTTGCTTCTAATGGGTGAGTTAATTGACCTCCACATATCCTACATTTAGTAGCAATAACTTTGTCTGTTGAGCGTCTGCTTGTAACATATTCTGGGTCATGGTCTTTCATTATAATCACCTAATTTTTTATATTTTTTCCTGTAAGTGGGAAGGTAAGGATGGCGAACCAAACATCTCGTGGTGTTAGTTCTAAACGAAGTGTTATTTCCTTAATCTACTACCCTACCTTCCCTGTAAACTAAGGAATGTAAAGTGGAATGTGGGGAGCATCAAAGGCTAATAGAGGCCTATCCACACTCTCCCCACACTCCGTTACCTTTAGGGTGGTAATCATATGATGTGTGGACTAAAATCCCCCTATTATAGATGGCATCAAATCAACAGTCTCTACACCATCCCAATCGTAATCGGATAGTGCTTGTCTGCTGACAATTGTTCCATCTACACAAACTAAATGTGTAGGATAATCACTGATGTAATCCAATACATCATCGGCTGTTACTTCTAAGGGCGTATGCCCGCTTGCATTCAATATTCTAAGTTGCATATTATGCTTCCTCCATTTCTTTCATGCTGCCACTAGTATATAAAGTGGAACGTTCATTTAACCTTGAGAATGCTATTCCTAGAGTTTTCTCATAGTGCAGAACTAATTTACTTAAGTTCTCAACTTGTGCATTACCCTCTAATACCATCTGTGTTAATTTTTGGTTGTTCTGTACAGCAGTCTCTAATTGCGTAGTAGCAGTTAGTAACTTCTGGCTTGTCTCTTGTAATTCTTTTTCCATTTCTTTTTTGTTCATTTTTTATTCCTCCAAATTCTATGAGTTTCAAAATTTAATGTTTGTAATAAAGGCATAGTAGCGGTGTTTAGTTTTTTATGTTCCTCGCTAATCATAGCCCATTGCCTACATTCATCCACCACTGGAATGAATTCTATATTTTTAAATTCTCCAATATCGTAATAAGTGTTAGGCATGAATTTTGAGCCATTGATTAATGTCCATGCTTGTGGCTGAGACATTGAGTATGGCGTCTTTTCTTCACTATGTACATTCCACTCTGTAATTCTATCATACCAATATCTAATTTTTGCTTGTGATTCATATTTAGCGATAGATTTACAATCATCGTAATATGTTTTACCGCCATCATAATCATATTCCAACATTGAGCCTTCTTTATATAATTTAGAACATAGATATATCCATAACCAATATACATATCCCTCTAACAGTTCACTTTCAACATGACATTTTCTACACAATAGATGCAAATTATTAGGTTTTTTAGACCCCCCATACATATCGGGATAAATATGCGCCCTGTCTAACCACTTAATCGAATTTTCTTTTTTTATTCCACCAAAAGCACCATAATTATTTGTTACTAGTTCCTTTTCTGGGATTCCACAAGCCATACAAACAAGGTTTTCATTGTCCTCTCCAAATTTCAACATATGTGATAAGGGACTGTTTTTCCAAAAATCCACTATTTTATTTTTAGGGACATTGCAAACTTTTGCTGTTATTATGTCTCTACCAAAACAGTCTTTTTTCAAATTGTCCGCACTTTTTATTGTCATTGTTCATCAAACTCTTTCATCCTTAATTGTTCTTCTAGATACCCATTGAGTATGCTATCTATCTGAGCAAACATTTGTTTGTTAGCCCCTGCGATAGATTTGCGTTTTAGACTCAACCATATCTTGTGATGTAGATTAATCATGATTACCACTGTCATTTCATGCTCATGTTGCTTGATGATAACTGGTGGCATATCTGCATCTTCTATTAATCTAAATTCTACTATGTCACTTGATTCATCATTAAGTTCAAATCTCATTCTTCAATCACCTCACTATCACACATTGAACAAAACCAATCTTGTTTCATTGGGAAACTTGGGTAGCAAACACACAAATACCTTTTCATTTTTTCACCTTCCTGTAATGACCACAATGCCAAGTAACATAACCCTCGACTACTTCATCTCCAGTAAATGTACACTTCATTATTTCAGTATTACCACAATTTGGACACTCTTGAATCGGACTTCTATAAACACACGTTATAACTTCACTCATTCTTCAACACCTTTTGATGGGTTTCTTCTAGCATAATCATATGCTTTCTTTTTAGCAATGGCCTCTGCCGTTTTTCTTTTGGCAATAACATAATCTCTTTTAGCATAATCTTTTTGTCTAAGGTATCTTCTTCTTTTCTTACATGCTGTACAGAATCTTTTCTGTGGAACGTATGGAAACACTTCATCACACGTTTCGCACTTTACTAATTTTTCACCATTCATTTTCATTGTTTCTTTATCTATCATTCTTATCACTCCAACGGATGTTCAATGTTTTTATCCCCTAACACCCAACGTAAGGATTTAATTACTCCTTCTAATGCTTTGAATTGTCGCATATGGAATATCCGTTCTTTCTTAGGTAACTCCTTGCTCATCTCCACTGAATGAAAGTTTTGCTTTCTCTCAGCCTTGTCGAGCATTGCTTCTATCTGCTCCCAACTTCTATCATAAGTAAAATACCCATTCATTTTAATAACCTCAATCCACCCATTTTCTTTGGGGAAGATTTTGCCAGCCTTGTAGGTTTGACTAATCTGTTTGTCGGTCTATCATAATTCATTTCTTTTCTCTTGTATTTTCTCTTCATTTCTTTTCACCCTTTAATTCATCTCTAAGTTTTCTAAGTTCTTTTATTCTTTTTTTATTTTTTTGTATCTTATTGTCGAGGCTCTTTTTGAATATAGTTGCATTCATTCCAAACAAATAAAATACCACTATTCTATATAAAACATAAAGGGACAACATTCCCACCAATACATACAAAGTATAAAGATAATCAATCATCTATTTATCTCTCCTCGAATATTATAACACATGGAACTGGCAATCCTTTCTTCCTAGAAGATTCTGATTGCATCAATATTCCTCTATGCCTTTTTGTTCCTTTTAAGCCATCATCCAGCACCTTTAGCATGTCTTGTACTGTCTTACCCGCATCTGGGAAAAACTGAACGCATTGCCTACCTTTTAGTTCGTGTATTTTCATACGACCCAATCCTGTAAAATCAATCATTCTTGTTCACCATCTCTTAGCATCAAGGTCTTTGTAGAAAGTTACTACTTTAGCATCAGTTTGACCTTTAGATTCATATGTGATTTGTATTTTATCTATCTTTTGATTTCTATATTCAAACTCTAATATTTGTTCAATAAGATGTTGATATTTTTTAGCCATATTTTTGTTAATACTACTAATTACCTTTCTTTTAGCAGACCTAGTATCTTCATAAAATGTCCAATCTTTTGATAAAACTTTTTCTATAAAACTTTCATGTATATCGAATCTTTCACCACCATAAGTGTCTACACCTATCACTTGGTTTGTTGTGCCTTTTGTAGATATGCTTTTTGTAGTACCACACGTAGTACATACCAAATTATAATCTAACCCACCTAAATCTATACTCATTCCAATTTTATGAGATTTGTGGTTCATTACAGTAACGATAGTAGGGCCTAATTTTTTATCTCCAATTTTAAATTTTTCCATATCATCTAATATACGATAACATTCTAGACATCTACTCATGTTTTTCACATCCTTGACTACAAACAGTTGAACCATAATAACATAGTTCGTTACAACCGCTTACTTCACATTCTACTACATGTAAATTTTTACCCATTAGGCCACCCCCAAATATGTTACACCAGATACCACACTCAAAGCAGATGATATTACCTTATACGGTGAGTATTTGAAATACCCTTCATCTTCAACCTTTAATATGAAATTAAATGCTTGTTGGTATGCCGCACAATAGTCATTGCTTCTACCTCTTCCTGTCTCTCCGCCTAATCCAAAGAATGTTCCGACACTAACTTGCCAGTGCCATTCTCCTTCTCTCTCTTCCATTTTTATTTTACTATTTGTCATTATTTTCCCCTCAATTACATACTTTACAGGATTCATTTTTACATATCCTGTAATCCATTTTAAGATGTGTTCCACACATAACTTCATCATCGTTGTCTCTTGAAACTACAATGTAATTACATTTATTCGCCACTACTTTATCTCTATTACAATCTGGATGACGACAAGGTTGAATGAAAATACTAAAAATTGAATCGAGTGACGGGTTTTCTCCTCTAAGATTATCCCAGTGTTCGCTTACTTGCACCCATTTAAGTTCTAGTTTCTTCTCTCTTGGCCATTTCTTAATTTTCTTAATTTTCTTGCTAGTCATCATTGTTCCCTCGCATATTGTTAACGAGAATATATTCCATATATAAGCATTGTTCCTAACCACACGAGATGGGCTAAATTGTTACCACTCAAAAATACACTTACAAATTTTTCTATAGAACGTGTTATGTCGGAAAAGTAAGCATTAAGCGACTTGTTCAAAATTCAAACAAGACATATCTAAACTCCACTTCATTACTCTATTGCATTGACTTCCTATATACGCAACAGTTGTCTTCTCTGTCGACTTGAATAAATCATAACCACGCAAGATATTCCCCAGTTGATTAGAGGTGGGAATGTGTGTGGATGTTTCTGCAATCTTATCTCTTATACCATTCACTGTCAACCCTTCTTCTTTCCAAAGTGCCTTAATCATTTTCAATTTTATCCTAGAAGCATTCTTTTTAGATTCGTATTGTATTCTCCATTTCCCTTCACTATCAGTGATGTGGAAGGAGTAGGTTTTTTGCATGTAAGGTTCGCTGGCAAATCATACATAAATAACTAATGGACGTTTTCACACACAATCTTACCTACTAGTTTATTTTCTACACCGACTTGCGCTGGTCATGTCAACACTATTTATAGCGGGAGCAACAGCAATAATTCTATTATCGTTAAGTTGGTATTTCCTCCTAAATGTCATAACATTTGACGTTGGAGAAATAACATTTGATGAAGTAGAAAAAGAACAATTGAATCAAGACTTTAAAGGAGGTTTAAGGAATGTTGGGAGGAATAATTAAATCCTTTCTTAGACTCATGGGATGGGTTTATGTCTTCATAGAACAGTTCGTATCTTATCCAAATGATGGTAACATTTTAGGTCTAGACATTGACGAAGATTTTCAAAAGATGTCACGTAAACAACTATGTGCTTACTTAGATTCTATCAACGATAAAAACAAATCTAATGTTACCTTTTGGGATTTAGACTCTACAACTAAAATAAGATATGGTTGCCAAATCGCACGAATAAACGGATTGGATAAAAATGAACATTAACCCACCATCAATAGATGGCCCTAGAATGGCAGATGTTTGCGAACAAGTGAAGGGTTGCCTCAACGGAGACATATTCAAATTCGGCCCAATCGTAGCAGGGATTCTAATTGCAGCAGAAGTTTTATTTTGGGTATCATTGTCTACTATAATCGTTAGGAGAGTAAAGAGATGGAAAAAATAACCATTTACGAAGTCGGCCCTAGAGATGGTTTACAGGGAATCAAATCTGTAATCCCTTTAGAAGACAAAGTAACTATGGTTAATTTATTATACAACGCTGGTTTAAAAAATATAGAAGTTGGAAGTTTTGTCCATCCGAAGAAAGTTCCGAACATGGCTAACAGTGATGCACTCTATAGAAAAGTTTCGCACCTTGATTGTAATCTTGGAGTTCTTGTACCTAATGAAAAAGGACTTAAACGTGCAATTTCAGTAGGTGCTAAAAAATTCAATGTGTGTCTTTCTCCTTCTGAAACATTCAATAAAGATAACTTTGGCATAAGCCTAGAACAACTCTTTTCACGATACAGAAGTATGCTCTACGGCATTCCTAAAGATGATATTCGTGTCTATGTTTCTAATGCATTTGGTTGTCCAGTTGAAGGAAAGTTTGACCCAGAACATCTCAAACGCACATTACAATCCTCGGCAATATTAGGCTCAACTGTTGTCCTATCTGATACATCTGGCCTAGCCAATAAAGAATCTATCTCACAACTTTCGCCCCTAATAAAAAACATGGGAACTACATGGGCAATACATCTCCACCACAATGAAAAATCAGAACCTATTCTAGACAATGTACAACATGCCTATGACTTGGGCATCAGACAATTTGACTCTAGTATTGGTGGTTTAGGTGGCTGTCCTTTTGCTAAAGATTCTGGTGCTAATCTAGCCACAGAAGATTTGGTAACTTGGGCCATCAACAACGATATTCCAATAGACCCAATCAAAGATTTACATCTAGCCACAACTTTCGCAAAAAATATTGTCACCTAAATACACTCCCCGAATTTTAAATAAAAGCCCCTCTTACAATATATTCGTGGGGTGAAGCCATCTCTTGCAATTACCCGTCTGCTTCATCTCACTCATCTCTTATTCATCTCAGTGGCTAAACGCTGCACTGCTCCCTTATATCTCATATCTCACCATCTCAGTCAAAAATAAAAGGAAACACCCCCAAGGCCATTTAAGGGGTTTTTTTCACACACATACATGAGTGAGATATATGAGATATGAGATATATATATTAAAATCATTAAAAACAATATAAAAAATAAAGATTTTTAATAAGTCCTAAAATGAGATATAAGTGAGATAGATGAGATTAATACCCTCCCTTACTAATACAATATATAATAGATAATATAATACATTAATACTAATATAATATACTATATAATATACAACCCACTCCTCACCTAATAAAAACATAACTAAAATGATAACAATATATTGTTCGTATTGAGAGATGTTTATTATAGATTGGGTTTGGTTAAATGCGTTTAAGCATTGGTACTCTCGGAAAATCTTAGCATATGGTTAAGTCTTTGGAACCCTATCAAAAAAAATAAAAAAAAAGAGATTACCTCATATCAAATCGTGATGGGAAAGTGACACACCCCTTGCCTATATCTGATATGAGATAACCTCAAAGAATAAAATAAAGCAAGCGGGGGAATTGAACCCTTCTCTTACGCAGTAAGATAAGATAACAGTCATTAAAGGGGTATAGGTGTAATCTTTAATTCTTTTTTATCTTATTTACTTACTGTTTTATCGAACCTGCCTTGTAAAATACAAGGTTTCGTAACGCCAACAGATAATAACCCTCAACCTAGCCGAAGCCTTTTTGAGTTATTTCTATTTCACACTCGCTTATTTATTATTGAATATAAGAAGTCCCCTAAATGCCGCAGCACTTAGAGGACAAGTAGACGGTTTTACCGTTTTTATTGTTCTGATATATATCTAATCAATCCTCACCAACATAATGGGTTTCAGTTATACCTTTCAATCTTGCATCAATTATGAATTGACCCCAATCAACATTAGTATCTTCATCCCAAGGATAATTGTGAGTTGAGTATATTGTAAATTCAACACCTAGAAAATCAAAGTGTAAACTTAGATACTCAATTTTATTACCTTCTGATATCATGCCCCAAACATATGTGGGTTTATGATTTTTCAAAACTGTCCTTATTTCTCCCGCAGTCATCCTGTGCCTATCAACACTAACTTTTGGTTTTTCAGTCATTCTTATTGCCTCCTGTCACATTTTTTTGTGTCATGATATAGTCAGAAAATTACCTATATATACTGGGGTATCAAAGACCTTACCATATGGTTCAATCTTTGAAAAAACGTAGTGTCCCTATAAACAACTACCTTTTCTTATTATCTCATGTTATTGCTCCGCATACCCATCAAACCAACCATCTCCTCTAGTATCATCTCTTCTGCAATGTGCTTGTGCTTCTTCTAAGGTAAGATTACGTTTTATTACACGATTGTTACCTTTAAATCTAAATCTTATTATCTTATACAAATTAATCACTCCTCCTCAAGAACTCCAAGATTACCATCTTCTCCTTCAAACATTACAACCACATTACCTACAATAAAATCCCAACTCATGATACAACCCTCTGCAAGTATAGTGGCATGTTCATTATACTCTAACCCTTCATTTTTTCCTTCCTCATTACAATACATATAGTTAGACCCATCTATCAATCCTTCTCGAATACGGACATATTCTATGCGACCTCCTACTGCTTCTTGTAATTGTTCTAAGGTAGGATTATTTATTTTCTCTGTACTACCATCTGTTCTAATTATTAGTGCCATTACTTAACCACCTCTAATCTAATATCATCATCTAAAAAACCTAATAACTTTTCAATTAATTCATCTTTATTTTTGAAGATATAAACATGGGGTTCATCATCTTCATAGCATCCTTTCCAATCTGTTAGTATATATTTAGCCATTATTCTACCACCTCACAGAAAGGACAATCCAAATGCACAAATATCATAATCCCACAACATGTTGTAATCATTCTAAATCAACTCCACCTTAGTATGTAAGATACATAGTCTTCAATACACTCTAATTCTTGAATTGTTGCATTTACCCATAGTTTTTCTATTTCTTTCTTAATTTCTCGTTCATCTCTATCTGCCATATACTCTCCTAGCAGTTTCCCCTTATAATGCTTTGGAATAATGCACTTATGGGGTCGCTACGCTATCCAAAGATTGAACCATATGGTTGTTAGTCTTTGGACAACCCCTATATATAGGGTAATCTCTTACTAGGTCATGACAGATAGTTATACAACGTTATGTTATGCTAGAGGAGAGGCAAATCTCCTAGTGTCTGTTTGTTGTGGAGGGTGGTCTTAATGGCTCATCATCTTACTACAAACATGCATGGACAAGTAGAAATGGCTTATGCTAATGGAATCCCATGGCATGGGTTAGGGACACAAGTAGAAGGGTTAATGACATCAAAAGAAGCACTTGAAAAAGCGCATCTTGAATGGATGGTAACAAAAGAACTAGTTTACCAAAAGATGTTAGATGGCTCCTTTAGACCAATATCTAGTAAATATGCTACCGTTAGAAGCGATAATGAATTGCCTCTTGGGATAGTTGGTGAAAAGTACCAAGTACTTGACAATGTGGACGCATTCGCCTTTTTTGATGAAATAGTTCAAGAAGGGTTAGCAATGTATGAAACATGTGGTTCAATGAAAGGTGGTCGAACAATTTGGATATTGGCTAAACTACCAAATCATGTAAAAATTGGTGAAGGTGATGAAGTAATCCCTTACCTTCTTTTAACTAATACTCATGATGGTAGCGGTTCAGTAAAAATTATGCCTACATTCGTAAGAGTAGTTTGCAATAATACTTTACAAATGGCTTTAGCAGATGGTAGAAGTAGAAGAGAAATTTACAATATTAGACATACTAAAAATATGTTCAATAAAGTAGATGCTGCTAGAGAAGCATTAGGTCTTATCAATGAGGATTTTGAAAGGACTAAAGAGTTTTATCAAAACTTAATGAATGTAGAATTAACACCCGAACAAATTGAAACATATTTCATAGAGGCTGCTAAGTTATCATATAATGACGATGGCGAATTAACTACAAGAAGTCAAAATATATTGACTAAGTTAATTCAAAATATGTCACATGAAACTAACCTAGTAGGTAATATGAAAAATACCGCTTGGGCCGCATATAATGCCTTTACTTTTTGGGTTGACCATCAAAAATGCGTCAGTTCATCAAAAGGTTACAATATGACCCCAGAGGAAGTCTCAAAAGGATTAGAAAATTCATTATTAGGTGATGGTTTAACTTCTAAAAGGAGAGCCTTAGACCTTTCAATGCAATTTAGTCCTATACAAGCATAGAGTCATTTTTACAGGTGAATAAAACCTAATAATACGAGATAGATTTAGGCTCGGTACTTAATCACCATGGGGGTAAATCATTATTCGTTAATGTTGCTTAATCGGCTTGAAATAGTTCAGTTCCATGGTTCCCACGAGGGCGAAATTGGGGGGTCACTTTTTAGTGGCCTCCCTCTTTTTTTTCGTTTTTTTTGGCGGGGTAGCCAAAGACTACTACCATATGGTAAGGTCTTTGCAACCCTATAAAAACCTATTAGCCCATATAAAAACCTATTATCTCATGTTATTCATTCCACCAATATCTAGGTATCATTTAATCCCCTCTAAGAAATCCTCAAATACTTTCTTAGCATCATCATCGTTACCCACTCTATCAAGAGCATATAGAATAACATCTTCTGCGGCATCCAATTCTTCACGTAACCGCTTGACTTCTGCTAGTAGGTGGTCTAATCCATCGTAGTCAACGTAACCTTCTGCATCAATCAATCCTTCGTATTTGTCAGCCTTTTTCATAGGTCATCCCTTTCCAATATGTCTATCGCTTTTGTAATGTGATTCAACGCATCTTTAAACCCATCAATTATTATCTGTGGTGTACCACTCTTTTCATGCTTCCAAATTGTTACTTGCATTTCTGTTTCAAGTAACCTTAACTTTGATAAGTCGAATGTAAATTTGTCTGTGTCAATCATTCTATTCATCTCCATCATCATTGATTCCATATACATGAAACCTAAACGCAGACACTAATTCCTCATCATAAAGTTGGTCTAACCATTCCTTAGTAAGCCTTAGTTCTTCACGTAAACGCTTGACTTCTGCGAGGAGAAGTGGTGCGTCTGCGATGAGTTGTGCATCGGCCTCAGCGTATTTATTTTCAACTTCGACTTCTGCTAATACACAGTTGGAATGTGTAGTCATGTTTGACTCAATCACTATTGCGGTGATTTCCCTATCCTTACCGATTGTGTGAACATTAACAGTCCAAGGTGTAGGTGTATGTCTTTCATATTTGTCTATGTCAATCATTCTATTCATCATCCTCCTTACGATACCATATAGTTTCATGCCCATCATATAGGACAATAACAATATCTTTTTCATCAACATCCCAATTATTCATCAAGAATGGAATATTAGTTTCGGGACAAGATGATGCAAACATAACAAATCCTTTTGCTGGCGGGTCAAGTTTATCTCTAGCATCCCATAGTATTGTTTCACTAAAACTACCTTGTTGCATTAGGTGGTGGTATTCACTCATTGTAATTCCTCCTTCCATTCTTCTAAGTCAACATTTTGGAAAAACTCAATCAATTCAATCATTTCTTCATTAGTCCAGTGATATGATATAATTTTTGACATATTTCGACCACCATCAGAAACCCATCTTTTGATTACTTCTATATGGCCATAATCCTTTTTTAATACAATTCTACATCCATTATCATATCCACCGATGTAATCACCGAATACTATTTTATCTACTTTTTCTTTTCTCATTTTTTCAACCCCTTCTTATTAATTTCTTCTTTATTATTTTCATAATGTTTTCTAGCCTTGAATTTACTCAAGTATCTACTTCTTGCCGCTTTTCTTTTTACATGATTCATTCTTTCACCTCCTTCGGATAACCAAATACTGGAAGTCCTTTTACCAACTGACCATCCCATGTCCTTGCATTAGGTTTGAAACTAGCAGTTCCTATTTTACAATAGTTTTTGTACCAGTCTTTTAGATTTCTTTCTATTGTCCTCACTTCTTTTTCTGCATATTCTTGAGCAGTAATAGCACTGTAGTTTTTACCTTTGGCCATAACTGCTAACATCTTACTAGATTTATATGAGGTTATACTAATATCATATATTGCTTCACAAATAGTTCTGATGTTTACATCTACATCGTATGGTAGTTCACCTTGTTTACCTCTACCAGTAGGATTTTCAATTCCATAACTAGGTAGTGAGGAACAGACTCCTACTATCCCTTGCCAAACAGCATCAAAATTACTCATGTCTTCTTTAGCAGTTTTTACTAAAGCCCTAAGAGCCTTTTTTATATGGGGTGGTGTTTTCTTCTCAGCCTTGAGAAACATCTCAATCAACTGAATCTTCTTTTCATTCTTGGTTAGTTCTGCATTATTCCCTTGCATAATTAAAGCCACATCATACCCCATATATAAGCATTATTCCCAACTACACCAGCCAATAAGAATGATGGGGTTGCAAAGACAACACCATATGGTTCTATCTTTGTTGCCCCATTAAAAAAATAAAAGTTCTATAGGGTGATAGAAACAAACAATATGGGGGAGGGAGAGGGGAGAACGAATCCCCGTTCACTATGACAGAAAATAATTACCAAAAGAATCAAATTTCTCCCTATTACTGTGATAACCCCATGAATCTTATCTGTTATTGTCTTATATATTTTACCTAAACTCCTCATACGTTAATGTCTTCTTTTGTAAATCAATTGTGTATAAATATTCAACATCCCCATGTAAACCAAAGGTGGGTTCATATGCACCAACTTTCCAATCGTTTTGATAATGGGCATATTCCTCATGGCCTAATACAATTATCCAACCAGCGAACTGACTTATATTATCTCTTACTTCACCCTTTCTTAGTTTATCCATTAATGGTTCAAGGCTTGGTAATACACTAGATGGGTAGCCATCAGAATGGCGGTAAAACCAAAGTTCTCTATCTTTACCAAAAGGATTGTCCTTCACAACTATATTACATCTTGTAGACATTATTCATCAACTCCTATAATTGGTGATTCTCTATAATCTGATATGTCTTCGCCAAAGTATTCTTTCATGTTGATTATGCACTCCCATAATACATCACTACTAATTGTTCTTGGGTCTATCCCTTCATTAACATCTTTCCATGCATCATAAAACGTATCTATGTCATAACAATCATTTAGATAAAATACTCTTCCGAATGCTTCATCTGCTGTATTACAGAAAAAACCATACAATATAAACTGACCATCATGATATTTCTTTTGCCATACTTCCCAACCCATTTTAGTTCCCCCTTAGTCTGAATCCACCACTGTTATATTTTACACCTTCAATATTAGTTTGATAGCAATTCAAAAGTTCTTTATTACCTTTGAGTAAGTGTCGACAGAAAAATAGTCCATTTAATCTTGCGTGTGCTTTTTCCCAATCATTCCAATGTCTTTTTTCAAAGGCTGTGGTTTTCATTGCGTGTACTTCTTTAATTTCTCTTTCAAGTTCTTCCATTATTTCGTTCATTCTTATTTCATCTATTGCCAATGTTGTTTCCATTAGTATCTCTCCTGCATTATTCCCTACCAATATCACATATATAAGTCTGTTGCATTATTCCACTGCCTCATGGGTTTGACTTCTTATTATCTAATATAGTTCTCAAATAAATAACCAAATCTTTCTTAGACCAATTCCACAAAGAGTGATGTTCCCCACCGAACCTTTTTATGAATGCCTTTAATTCTGGGATAGTATAATCCTCTAATGGTTTAGACAAGCCCATTATAAATCACTCAACTTCTGACATCTTTCCCATACATAAGATTCTGCCCATTCCAAATCTTCTACTGTGCAAACAATAGGTTCACCATATGAATCCACATCATTTCGCCTAAGCCATTCTTCTGGCCCATCCCCTTCTATATCAGTGAACTTCATTATATAAATTTGAACTGCCTGTATCTTTCCTTTTGATTTAGGGAATCGTTTCATTTTACCACCTCTCAACATCTGCATGTTCACTATAATAGTGTTGCTCATAAACTGCGTACATGCCGCCATATAATTTACTCATTACCTCTAGCCAATCTTTACTGGCTTGGTAGTATATTTTCTGTTGCCCCATGTATTCTTCAACTAGTGCTGGTATTTCATCAACAAGTGACTTAATTGTAACCCCACTAAGTTTTTCAAGATATAATTTTTTGATATGCTCTTCATCAAATGTTCTTAACTTCCCATTGTCAATATATAAGCCCATATAATCTAAACTAAAACCCCATTTCCCATGTGTACTACAACTAACACCACGTCTGAAACCATCAAATGTTTGAAGGGCTTTTTCTGCTATCTCTTCTTTAGTCATAATATAATCATTAATCTTAATTGTTGATTGGATTAAATCTCTTTTATGACGTGTAATGATTCCTTGTTGTTCTTCAAATTGTTTATCATTAATCAACTTCTCTCTAACTTCAAGATGCTCTTCTACTAACTCATGTAAATCTTCCATATCTAATACAAACTGATTACCTTTAACTGTGCTTGTTTTACCTCTATATCTTCTATTAGGGTTATATAGGGTCATAGGTTCTTTCATCATAATGAATTTTGCTTGACGATTCCAACTACTACCACGATACTCTTTACTAAATACATGGTCTTCGTGTTTTTCTAACCACTCCATAGCATTAGCAATGTTATCTGTTGTTATCCCACATAACTTTTCAATTCTATACTCTCTAGTATAATTTTGTGAGATTTTAAGAAAACTATCTACATTATTTGGTAAATCACGATTAATTTTCATACCTTCTGTTTTGAATATCCAACCTGCTTCTTTCATTACTTCCATGGCCTCATGGGAAATCCAACCTCCCACCATTCTCCTTAATCGTCTTCTACTTGATAAAAAATCTTTTTGTTCTTGTTTCATGCTATCACCTCCACGCCTTGTTCTATTTTCTCTTTCAAGTAGCACAAACGCTCATAGAGAATATCATTGGCCTTTCTCACCACTCTATTTAATTCGATATCTGTCATTTCTTTTAGAATATAATTCACTAAGTATCCTCTACTACTTGTCAATACATAATCGGGTATCTCTATACTATTGTCATCCTTCATGCTGTCACCTCATCCCATACTATATCATCTTCAAATTCTTCTAATAGTAATCTTATATTGAATTGTATTTTACCAAGTCCTCCATGACCTAACACTCTAAATTCAAATTCTTCTTCACCAAAATCTGTAAAACCAAAACCTACTATTTTCATTCTATCACCTCATCTATACATTTTAGTTCTGCTGTCCAATATTCTATTGTGTCTATGTCTGTTGCTTCTTGAATTGCTTTTACTATTGTTTTTCTTATACCTAATAAATAATCGTTATTCATTCTACCACCTCTTCTGCTTTCAACCATACAACATTAGCACAATCGAAAACCATGGGGTGTTCCATAGCCTCTTGTTCGGTCTTAGCCCATATATCATAAGATATACACTCCATTCTTACTGTCCATTTCTTTTCTGCATTATTCCTTTGCATAATACCGCCCACTACTTGCTACATATATAACTATATTCATTATTCCTATGGGCTGATAAGATTGGGGTATGCAAAGCCTACAACCATATGGGTCTTTGCCTTCAAAAATTTTTTTTAAAAGCCGTTTTACCAACAAACTTTTTTTTAAACTTTTTTTATTTATTTTTTTATTTTTCTTTTCTTTCAAGTCGATTGTTGATGCTTATCCCCGCAGCCATTCTTTTGTGGGGATTTTTATCAAAAGATTCTCATCATGCGGGCTTTTGTGGGAAAATTTACCAAGAGGAATAATGCATTCTATAAGCCCACAACAATGCGTCTTATTAGCCCATAACAATTTTCCGACAAGAGGTTTTATGGAGAGATGTTATGTTGAAAATTTGTTGATTAATTCTTTTGTCGCTGGAAATAGAATAAAACCTTTTAAAAAAATTTTGCAAGCCCCAAAAAAATTTGACCCCATTTTTTGAAAAGTGTCGGATAACATATTATCCTTCCCAAACTATAAGACCAATGTAGGATTAGGAGGGTCAAAGCGTGGGGGCGAAATTCATGGCGTGGGAAGATATATTGAAAGATGATGTTGATACATTCAATAAGTTGCTTAAAGATATTAAAGAAACTCAGAAAGCATTAGAGGATGTTCATGGAGTGATAAGTGGATTAATTCACAATGATATAGTATCAAACTATTCAGAAGTTTATGGTGGGTTTTTACCTAAATCTTTGATGGTCGAGGCTATGGATATTGCAGCCCAATATAACATGGCTGATAATAAACTTAAAAAACTTATGAAGGAAGTTGCCGAGAGGATGGCGGTATATGCAAAAAAAGACAATCCAATGTTATAGGTGATTAACATGAGTTGGAAAGACATCCTAAAGGCAAAGAAGCCAGATTTCATAGACCTTGATGGTGATGGAAATACAACGGAGCCAATGTCTGAGGCTGCTAAAGATGTGGAGAAGCAAACTGAACGGAAACATCCATCGTTGCCTTCTAAACTTCAAATGCCGCCTTCAAAAGACTTCCCTAAAATAAAACATACACCTATGATAAATTTTGATTCTAAAAAGTTAGATAATATTCTTCAAAGAGAAAAAGAACTTGAGTCCATTGCACACGATGAACAAGATTTGAAATATCTAAAGACACTCGATTCTCAAAAATTAAAACAAGTATTAGAGGCTAGGAAAAGAGTATCACAAGGCATTCCTTCTGATGCGGGTCAAAGACCAAGGATTCCTCAATTTAAAAAAATTTTAAAGGGATATAAAGATGACATGGAAGAACTAAGAGAAAGAGGTTTAATATCTGGTTATGACTCAAAGGACGTAATTGAATATGAAAAGGGGTATGAAGACAGGCAAATAAAAAGAATGCTTACTGACATTGAAGAATGGGCCGAAAAATTTGATTGGGATAAGGCTGATATGGATGACCCAATTATGTTTAGACAAAATAGAAATAAATTGTATCAAGAACGTGGTGGGATAATTGATTCGGGTTATGTCTATTTTGAGATAAATAACTATTTTGAAGATTTAGATGGTGAAGAGTTCCTTGAGTTAGGCAATTTAGATGATGGATTTAAACTAAACCCAAAACTCAAAAATAACCCTATGAAATACAAAAATGAAATATCACAATTATATAGGGATTTAACATTTGAGAGGTTTTTAAAATGAGTTGGCAAGATATTTTAAAAAGAGAACTTGGTAAAAAACTTCAAGCAGAAATTTTAGAGCATTTAAAATTTTATCCTAAATCAACAGTTACCGAAATTATACGGTCTTTAAAGAAAAGAAACTTAAAGCCAAGAAACCTCAAACTTTTTTTAGATAACCATCCTAAAGTAATGTCCGAATCTTCTCTTGGTCAGCCAAAATCATCGGGATTGAGTGTAAAACAAATGAGGTATTCTTTACAGGAGTGATAAAATGAGTTGGGAAATAATATTAAAAGTGGACATCCAAGGTTTAAAACAATCATTCCCTGCTTTGAAAAATTTACCCGATGATGCGATTGAAGAATTTGCAAGCAAAATTAATGACCCATTCGTTAAAGTTAACAGATTAGTATCAGAATTACAACAAAAGTATAAGACAAGAATGGGACAAAGACCTGTTCCTAGACTTACGAAAGGAGATTGGTTCCAACAACTCAAAGCAGCAGGTACAGTTACTTCAAGCAGTGCTGCTGGTGGAGGCCCATCAGATTCAGCAACAACAGAAGGGATTTCTTTCTTTGATTCCCAAGGAAATCCTAGTCTAAGATTTAGAAAAAGGAGGAAAAAGCATGGTAAGAAAGATGACGAAAAAAGAGGCTGTTGATAAAATCAACAGATGGGAAGACGAGGCCGAGGCTGCAAGAGGGGCTAAAATTGGTTCTGGAAAAACAGATATGTCTCTTTACGATTATGCCATCGGACATGGAGCCCGTTCTAGAAGTGCAGATAGAGGAGGTAGGAGGAGAGTATCTGGACTTGGGAAATTTATTAATCCAATCTTGAATATTTTCAGTGGTGGGATAGATAAAGAAATAACCAATCAAGAATTTAGACTTATTAGGAATGCTATTCGCACTGGTAATCAAATTAGTGACACTAGTGATAATAATCCTAGAAATATACGTAATAGTTATAATGCTGCTGGTAAAGGTGAACCAGTAAGAAGGGAAGTGCAATATGGGCATTGGTATAGTGAAAGATATAAACAAGGCCAAAAAAATAAAGGGACTCCATCTAAAGCAACCTATGGTAAAAAAGAAGCATGGTCTAGTACAAGTAAAGGTCAAGCAAAGCCTCCACTTTGGCAAGTATTTTTTGCTAAAAGAAATGAAAAATATGCGGGCGGAGGAAAGGTCATGTCTATTGGCCTATTCCCACTTTTAGAAGAAATTATTGAAGGGTTAGAGGGCGACCATTTAGAATTGGCTATACCTATGAGTTCATTGCAAAAAGAAAAAACATATCAAGAATTAGTGAATATTAAATCTTTAAGAAAAGAATTAGACCAATTCTTAAGAATGGCTAATATATATACAAGGGCAAAATCGACAGATAAAGAAGGTAAAGAAATAGATGTTGTTAGAATAAAACCTAGAGAGTTTCAAAGGTTTTTAGAAAAGAAATATACTGTTGATGGAACAGAAGGAGATTCAATAAAAACTTTAGCAGGTAAAAAAGATGCTGCTGGAGGAGTCAAAGAATTTAGTTTACCTAGATTAAGTGCGACTCAGATAGAAAGATTGTTACTTGCTGCACATGGGCCAGATGCTAAAGTTAGAGGGGTTCCAATTCAATGGTTTAATTTATGGAGAAGTGCGCCCCAAACAGCGAAAAATAGGGATTTGCAAAAAATGCATTGGCGAGATTATTTACAGGTGGCATTATGAGTTGGGAAATTATTTTAAAAGATTTGGCTTGTCCTAGAGCGACACAAGATTTGAAACTTAATACTAAGAATAGAAATGCTGCAATCAAGACAAAATACATCCAATATGGCCCTCTTAATTTAGAAGATGAAGATTATTGGGTTAGGGCAGCAGACCATTGGAACACATCAGTAGAAGTTGCTAAAAAATCAAAATGTTCTAACTGTATTGCTTTTGATATTAGCGATAGAATGATGGATTGTATGCCTCTTGAGGGGGACTTAGGTTATTGCTGGATGCACCATTTCAAATGTCACAAAGACAGAACTTGTTACACTTGGGCTGCTGGAGGCCCAATAGATGATGATAAAACATCAAAAGAAAATCAAATGAAGGGGAAGTAATATGGGTTGGGAAGAAGTATTAAAGAAGAAGAAAAAGAAAAAGAAAAAATCATCGCCATATGCGAATCCTAAATTAAGAGCAAAGGTAGTTCGAGAGGCTAAAAATAAAGTCTTTGGGGATGGTGTTGGTGGAAATGCTAGAGGTGCTTGGTCTGGAAGAAAAGCACAATGGGCTGCAAGAGAATATAAAAAACGTGGAGGGAAATATAAATGAATTGGCGGAATATTCTCAAGGCTAAAACAAAAGAACAAAAAGATTTAGAAACATGGTCTGATGAAGATTGGGGAACTCAAACAGAACATAGAGCAGAAGAAGAAGGTAGAACCCCTAGAAAA